GCGGCCTTACGGATGTAGACGTTCGCCGGGTCCGTCATGTCGTGCCCCGCGTGGCATGTGGAGGACCGGTGGTGGTCGGGGCCGTGGTTGGTCGCCGTGGTTGCGATGAGGTGGGCGGGATTACAGCACGGTCGGTTCCGGCAGGTGTGGTGCAACTGCTCGGGGACTTCCCCGACCAGCAGGCGCCACACGAGCCGGTGGGCCTGCCACGTCGTCTTGCCGTCCAGCAGGTAGCGCATCTGGCCGTAGCCGTCGCCTCGGGTGCTGGCCGCCCAGACCCAGCACCCGTCAGGCCGAAGAGCGATCTTCGACCCGACGGATTGCGGGAGGTCAGCTACGCGGGTTGGCGTAGGTGGCGAGGGCGCCGGTGACGCCTCGGGAGGCGAGGGCGGCCATGGGGACGAACCACCATGATCGATCACCGAAGCACCACGCAGACCAGCACACTGGCCACGCTACCCAAAACCCGGCGCACCACGGGCAGCGGAACAGGTAGAGCAGAGCCGCCCGCTTCGACATCGGGACCGAGCCGGCCAGAGCCTGGCGTTCGTCGTGGACGTGCTCGAGCAGGTCGCCGAGGGTGTCGAACACGTCCTCGCAGGTGCACATGTAGAGGGCGCTGCCGGTGCTGCCATCGCCGAGGACGACGCCGCTGTACCCGGCGTAGCCGTGGCCGGAGATGCGGGTCAGGACCCACTGCCGGGGGCGGTCGGTGATCTTGTCGCACACGATCAGGAGGGTGAGCGAGTACGCCGCGAGGAACGCGACGAGCAGGGTGAGTGCGGGCATCAGCACATGCTCGCAGCGTCGACGACGGCGTCGGCGAACTCCCGTTGCCCGGTCACGTTGTGGTGCATGACGTCGCCTTGCGCCGGCGGGAGCGGGCCGAGCAGCCAGTCGGTGTGGCCGGCCGAGCGGGCCTCCCAGTCGTAGAGGACCAGGTTCGGGTAGGTCCCCGCCGCAGCTGTGCGGCGCAGAAAGTCGTTGAACTCGCGGGTCCGCTGCGCGAACGGGGCGCCACGGAGATCACCGCCGGTCGTGTTGAGCGTGAACGCGACGACGCGGTCGGCGTCGGCCAGCTCGTTGAACGCGGCGAGGGTGTTCCACTGCGCCTGATTGGAGGTGTTCGCCGAGATGTCGTTCGTGCCCAGCTCGTAGATGACGCAGTGGCCGGGGGTGACCTTGCCCATGGCCTTGATCCATGAGGTGGCCTGCGTGAGGCCGGCGGCGTTGTAGGACACCGAGACGTCGGGGTCGGTGGCGAAACGGGCGAGGGCCTGGTCCTGGGACATGCGGCCGAGGGAGTCGCCGAACACGACGACGTGCGTGGCTGCGGGGTTGTCGGGGTTGGTGAACGGGACGAGATCGGCGGTCAGATCACACGCGGCGAGGACCATGGCCAGTAGGACCATGAGCGGCGCGGCGAGGTGAACGCGTCGGGAGTCGGGGGTGAGCATCGCTGGTAGCTCCTGGGTGAGGGGCTGGGTGGTGTCGGGGTGGTCGGGGTCGGCGGCCGTGGTGTCCCACAGGCGGCGGGGGAGGGCCATCCATTGGCGGCGCCGTTCGTAGGACTCCCACGCCCGGAGGCGGGACTCGGCGACGTTGGCGCGCTCGGCGGCGGCGGCCCACCCTGTGAGAGCGGTGAGCGCGGCCATGGCAGCGACAGCGGCAGCGACGTAGGCGAGGCCGGTCAGCACGCCACGCCCTCCCGGATCAGGAACCCGGGCGGCTCGAGGCAGGCCCGGGCGTTGGCGTCGGCGTCCCAGCGGCGGCAGCTGTCCCACACCCCGGCGAGCGGGTGAGCGAGCGAGGGAAGGCACACGTGGCAGCCCTCGGTGTCGCCGGGGACGTAGCCGACGTCGAGAAACGCTACGGCCTGCCGGCCGCACACGGCGACGTCAGGGGAGTCGCCTCGGGCCGTGGCCTCCCGGCGCGCTACGACATGAGCGAGGTCATCAGCGGCGATCCTGCACAGCCCCATGGGGCCACCACCTTCCGTTCTCGAGGATGCCCACGACCATCGGGGGATCACAGGCGGGATCGAACCCGATCGACAAGGGGCCGGTGGGCCGGCGTCGGCGGCGGCGTGACGCTTCGATCCGGGCTCGTGTGGTGCGGACCTGCCGGCGGAACGCTGCGAGCTGGGCTCGGGTCGCTTCCTCGCTGGCGCCGAACACGACGTGTCGGGTGCCGGCCCACGCTTCGTTCTCTTCGGCGACCGCGGCGAAGTGCTCGGCGACGGTGGCGTAGGTCCAGGCGATCACAGCGGCGAGAGCGACGCAGACCGCAGCGCCGCGGACAGCGACGTTCGGGTGGCCGGTGGCGGTGACGGCCCCGGCCGCTGCGATGAGCCACGCTGCGTAGCTGGCGGGGCGGGTCAGCACAACGTTTCGCGTTCGGTGAGGCGGCGCAGGGCGGCGGCGCGGGCGAACCGCTGGTCAGGGGTGAGGGTGCGGGACGCGTGGCGGACGATGGCGCGGCGGATGTCGGCGAGGACCAGCTCGGGCCGGCGCCGCTGGCGTGCGACGTACACGACGAGCCGGGACTGATCGAGGTGCCGGCGTGACCACCAGTGCCGGCGCGGTGGCCGCTCGTCGGTGAGGATGAGCCCGGCGGGCCACAGCCCGACTCTGCGGGCTGCTGCCGTGGTCCGCTCGACGAGGTCTACGAACTCGTGGTGGGACATCGTGACTGCCATCGCTTCCTCCTGGTGGTGCCCTAGACGGCCGCTGGCGGCCCTCCGGGCGGGTCGGAACGGTTCGCCCACCACAACGCCAGCCCGGTCGCTGCGAGCGCCACGAGGGCGCACAGGAGGGCGGCGTGGTCGGTCACAGCAGCCCGCCGGTAGCGGGGTCGATCTCGGCGCCGGCCGGGATGCCGGCTCGGCGCATCGCCGCCCACGCTTCGGCGTAGGTCTCGCCTGTGCGGATCACGAGGCCCATGTCGTGGGCGAGGTCGGGGTGGTTCTCGATCCACCCGTTGTGGCGGGCGCACAGAGTGACGAGGTTCGGGAGCGTCCACGCCCCGCCCTGGCCGGCCTTGCGGAGGTGGTGCGGGGTGAGCCGGCCGGCGCACTGGCCGGCGAGCGCCTGGTGCTCGACGAGCACGCACCCGCGGTCCCGGGAGAACACCTGTTGGACCACGGGCTCGGCGGCGTCACGGGCAGCGGCGCGCTTGAGCGACGTCGGCCGCAGGCGGGTCCGCTTCACGGCCGCCACCGCCACATGCCCGGCATCCCCCGAGCCGGCACCGGGTCGCACCACCCGTGGCCGTCACAGACCGGGCACTGCACGTGCCGACGGTCGAACGCGACGACTACGACACCGCCGACGTCGACACCGTCCGGTAGCTCGCCCTTGCTGAGGCACCAGGGGCAACGCTCGGTCGTCGGCTTGATGTCGTCGAGCCGCCACGCCCACCAGCCCCGCTCCCAGAACCCGAACGGGAGTTGATCACGGATCTCAGTGACCGTGGTATCCGCCTCCGACACGATGAGAGACGACGGCAACGTTCCGAGCGACCTGTGATGCACTACGACGGCCTGCCCTGGGTAGTCGCCCCCGTCACCCTCGACCAGGCCTGTCCGGAACGAGTAGGGGCCGCCGATCGGGCAGCAGTCGGTCAGCTCGGCCGTGGCCACGATGGCGCCACGGGGAAGGCGCTCGCTCACGTCGGCCGGCATGGGGCGGGTGGTGAACCCGAGGTGGGGCCACAGGGCGTCATGGATCGCCGGGAGGGCGACCGTGGCGGGCTCGTCAGGGCGGGGGACCGACGAGGCGTGGATGGCGATGCGCCCGCGGTAGTTGGTGCGCTGGCGCCGGGTCTCCCACGTCTTCGCGCCGCACGCCACCAGGGAGGCGTAGGGCTGCCACAGCGTGATCGCCGGGAGGAAGAGGTCGGCCCCCATCAGCGGGGGAACCCGGCGAACGGGTCGTCGTCAGCGAACAGGCCCTCGGTGGGCGGATCGGCGAGCAGGGCGTCGAGCAGCTCGTCGTCCTCGGCCGGGGCGTCGGCGTCGACGGGCGCCGACACGCGGTCGGTGGCGACCCACTGGGCGTCGCGCTCGCCCTCGACAGCGACCAGCTCGACGAGCCCGGCCCGCTCGAGGCGGCGGGCGGCGCCGGCCATGTGCTTGCATGAGGTGCGGCCGACGCAGCCGTGAGGCATGTGGCCGTCACGGATCGGGCCGTCGGGGGCGCAGGACCAGGCGACGGGGAGGCCGGGGCCGGACACAGCGGCCCGGACCTTCCAGCCCTTGCCCTCGTGGCCGAGGGTCTCGGAGACGATGCGGACGAAGTGCCCGCGGTGGTCGTGTCCGAGGATGGCGTGGTGGCCTTCCTCGACGAAGCGGGCCTCAGCGGCGACGGTGCGGTCGGTGGTCTCCATGCGTGAAACGGTAGCACGCTACCGCTTTGCGGTCTACTGGTCGGAGGTGGAGCGCCTCGCCGCACCCGTGCCCGGCGGACGGAACCGCTTCATCGGGTCGCCGCAGCAGCTGGCCGACCGGTCGTAGCGCAGCCTCCACACGCCCAGCTCCCCGGTGTCGATCGTCCAGCGGTCCGACCGGCCGGGCACCGGGACGAGAGCGGCCTCGGTGACCAGCAGCGGGAACGCCTTCCCGATCGCAGCGGACCAGGCCCACAGGATCGTCACCGGCGCAGCCCCAGCGGTGGTCTCCCCCTCGATGGTGAGGCCCGGCCCGACCTGCAGGTGGATCGGCTTACGGACCTTGCCGTCGGGGTCGGTGACGACGATCGGGAACCGGTGGTCGTGTTCCATCCCTGCTCACCGTAGGTCACGCAGCCTGACGGCCGCCGGAACGACGAGCAGCGGCGGCGCCGGTGGGGATCGACTGCAGGATCTCCTGCGGGGTGACACCACGGCCCGGGGGCTGGGTGATCTCTGGCAGGAGGAACGACACCGCCCACACCATCGCGTCCATGCGGTCCGGGCTCGACTTGTCGGTGGTCACCCACGTCGACATCTGTTCTTCCAGCTCGGAGAAGTGGCCGATGTGATGCGCCCGGCCCTGGTCGTAGACGAGCGCCACGGGCTCGGCCCGCACGACCTTGCCCTTGCTCGCCCGGACCTCGTGGACCTTCACGTTCGGGTCCACCTGGTGGATCGAATCGACACCCATCGCCGCGCCGAAGTTGGTCTCGAGGACCACCTCGGCGTTGAACTCGTGGGCCAGGGCGACGACCTTCGGGACCCACTCGGCGGGCCGGAGCCGGCAGGAGGCGTCGCGGCGGATGTAGACGTGATGCATCGGGACGATGAGGCCCGACGCCAGCAGGGTCTGCACGGGCTCGGCCGACAGCGACACGACGACGATGCCGCACTCGTCGCCGTTGTCGGAGCCCGAGGGGTCGACGCCGATGACGGTGCGGCGGAACAGGGGGATCAGCTCGGCGTCACGGATCGGGTTGAGGCGGTCGCGGGCGATCAGGTCGGGGGTCCACAGGGCGCCCTCGACGAAGTCGAGCACCTTGCCGTGGATCTCCTGCTCGGCGATGCGGGTCCCCTCGTACTTCGCCATGACGGCGGCTACGTACTCGGGGGCGAGGTTGGCGATGTTGTCGTAGAGCGACCCGCGAGTGATGACCGTCTTCCCGCCGAGGTTGCCGGCCACGATGTCGCGGACCTGCGGGATGGGCTTCGGGGTGGTGGTGACGCAGCCCATCGGTTGCATCCCGGCGGGGCACTCGGCCCGGAGGGCGAGGTCCAGGTTCGTGAACGCCGTGTTGCCGACGTTGTCCACCTTGTGCGTCCAGGCCGCGACCTCGTCGGCGTGGGCGGTGTGGACGTTGCGGCCTCGGACCTTGTCGGGCCGCTCGGCCGTGTGGACTTCGATGTTGGTGGTGTGGACGTAGCCCTTGCGGCGGATCTTCAGGGTGCCGAGGAGGCTGGAGCCCGAGTGGTGGAGGCGGTGCCCGCGGCGTTCCACGACGGGCTCGATCCCGGACTCGCCGTGGATCTGGACCGACGACACGTCGTCATAGGTCTGGTTGATGAGCACGGCGAGGTGGGGCCAGTTGGCATCAGCGAACGCCTCGCAGCGGTCCACGAACCACTCGGACGCCGACCGGTTCTTCCCGAACCCTCGGCCGGTCAGGAGCGCCCACCATCGGGCCGGGTCGGACGGCATGAGCTGCTCGGGCCGGGCGAGGAACCCGTGCCAGTCGTTGAGCAGAACCTCGATCTCACCAGGCGTGAGCGCCTCAATGAACTCCCGGCGCTGGTCGTCGGGTAGGTCGGCGAGCTGCTCGGCGGGTGACTTGCTCACGCCCGCCCGCCGTGGCGCGTGGTGGTCATGGCCACTGATGGTAGGGCGCTACCCGGATATGCGACCGCCCCCGGCGGCTGCTCCGGGGGCGGTGCGGGTGGAACTCGGGGCGCTGGTCCGTGGCCCCGTCGTGACGCTACAGCGTGCGCGCTGCGGTGTCGGCGGTCGGGGGCACCGCAGCCTCGGGCGGCTGGGTGCCGACGAGACCGAGAGCGGACACCACGGCGAGCCCGACCATGAGCCAGCTCGACGTGTCGAGCGGCTCACCAGCGTTGAGGAACGCCACGATCGCTGTGAGCCCTGCGCCGATGGCGCCCACGGCGACCTTCATGTTGCGGACGACCGGGGTGTCGGGCAGCACGTACGCCGTGAAGGCGGTCCCCAACATGATGAACAGCTCGAGCTGTTCGACACGGGTGATCACGTCGTCGGTGCCGGCGGCGGCCAGCGCAGCGACGGCGGTGCCGACGAGGTAGAGGACCAGCTTCCGGTAGGGGGCTATGGCTTGCGTCATCGCACGACCTCCATGGTGGGTTCGGCTCGGCGGCAGGCGTCGAGCAGCTCTCCAACCGCCTCGATGTCCCCCATGTCGTAGCGCACCACGAGCCCCACCGGGCCGACCGGGGTGTCTGCGGGCAGCGTGTCCCGGTAGTGGACGTCGCCGTCGGCGTCGAGGATCACGAACCCCCGGGCCGGCGGCGTCGGGCCTCGCATCACGGCCCGGACCCCGGGGAGCCACTGCGACCCGCGGCGGTCGCCGTTGAGCGAGACGGCTTCGGAGAGGCGGGCGGCGACGGACAGGCGGGCGACGGTGGCGAGGTCCCAGCGGCGGCGGCTGCCGGACCCGGCGTTCATGCTGTCGAGCTGGGCCACCTCGGGCACCGCCCGGATCGTGTAGTCGAGCTGCCGGTACGTGACGTCCAGCAGCGCGCACACGTCTCTCGACGACAGCGTGATCTCGGCGGCGGCCCAGTCGACCGCCTCGGCGACGGACATAGGTAGCACCCTACCATTTAGGGCGTTCTGAGAGAACAGCTGTGACCAGGACATAGCCACAGCGGCACCACCTAACGACCGTCGTTCGGGTCTCTCCGTAGCCGCCGTGGAACAGGATCGCCGCCTGTTCGGTCGTCTCGGTCTCGACGCCGCCGCCGCAGTCGGGACAGAGCCCGGCGGGCCTCGTCGCTGGCAGCAGAGCGAGTGGCATTGCGCCAGCGGTCACGGATGATCCTCATGTCTCGGGTGCCTCCACCTCGGTCGAGGACGCTTCGATCGCCGCGGGCATGGCCTGCGCCAGCTCCGTCCCCCGATTCTGCAGCTTCGACAGGAACGACTCGAGCCGGTCGGCTGGCGCCGGGCCGCCCTGCCCGCCGACAACGGTCGTTTGGTTGACCTCGATCAGCGGGGCGCCCATGGCGAGCCGGAGCAACCGGTCGGCTGCTCGCACCCTGGCCGCCCACGTGGCCCGCTCGTTGTCCCGGATCTCGGCCAGCACCCTGACCGATGCCATGGCCTCGAACCCGAGCTTGCTCTGTACCGCTGTGAGCATGTCGGTGCGGGCCTCTTCCAGCTGGGCACGGAACGTCGGGTCCGACAGGCGCCGGCTGATCGTGGTGCGATCGACACCGAGGATCTCGGCGGTCGCAGCGATGGTCTGCCCGCACAACAGGGTCGTGAGGATCAGCGTGTCGAGCGACTCTGTCCGAGGCTTGAGCGGCCCGTCGATCAGCGACCGGGGCGCAGGCTCGGGTCTCGGTTTCCGCTTTCGCTCGGCCATCGATAGCAGCCTACCGACGGACGCGAACCGCCCCCAGGCCCGGCAGGGGGGAGAGCCGGTTACCTGGGGGCGGTGCTGCACCGCTGCTGCAAGAGACCACCACGTCAGCCCGCAGCAGCGGCGAAGGGGTGGGCCACCAACCCCTTCGGACCCGGGCGCTGGCGGAAGCGTTTCCCGGGGGAGGGGGCGGGGCTGGCGGCCCACGATTGGGGTCTACACGGCCGCCTCGCTGCCCGCGTGGATATCGGCGAGCAGCTTCACGCCGGAGACGTCGAGGGCGTGCTGCGCCCTCGTGGCGGCCACGTAGAGCAGGCGCATCTCTTCGTCGGACAGGTCGCGCTCGTCGGGGTCGGGGAAGTCGTCGGCCAGGCCCACCGACGACCACTCCCGGCCCTTCGACTTGTGGGCCGTCGAGATGACCTCATCGGCGACGTGCTCGGGGACCTGGTTGTCGAGCGCCTCGAGCAGCACCTCGGGGGTGTGCTCGGAGATCAGGTCGACCAGGAGCGCCAGCTCGGAGCCCTGCGGGTCGGCGTCGACGTAGTCCTGCACTTCGGCGACCGTGGAGAAGCACGACAGCTCGGGGTGCGGGGTGAACCCCTCGTCTCGGAGCTGGATCCACGCGCGGGCGAAGCTGGCCAGCTCCTTGCCGCCGCCGATGAGGTGGGGCTTGCGGTCGGCGGCGAGCGCGTCGAGGAACGCTCGCATCGCTCGGGCGTTGGTGCGGCACAGGAGGGCGTCGGGGTCGGCGACCTCGGTGATCACCGAGGCGATCCGGTCGGTGCCGATGAGGCGCAGCGTCGCGGAGGGGATCCGGGCGAGCACGGCGTTGGCGATCTCGGCGATGGCCGGGCCGAACCGGAACGACTGCGTGAGGCACGTCCGCTCGACGCCGTCCTCGGACTCGAGGCGGTTGAGGGCGTCGACGGCGCCGCGCCATGCGTAGATGGCCTGCTCGCTGTCGCCGACGTAGATGCGCTGAGCCCGGCCGGCTTGCTGGGCGACGATCGACTCCATGACGGGGGAGGCGTCCTGTGCCTCGTCGAAGAGGACGAAGTCGGCGGGGATGGTCGGGGCCGACAGCTCCCACAGCTTGAGGTAGACGTCGTGGGAGTAGCGGAGCTGCCCGGCGGGGTTGATCAGGTCGGCCCACGCCCGGCGCAGGACGGGGGCGATGGCGTCGGCGATCACGTTGTTGTTCGTGTAGGTGCGGGCGCCGTCGGTGGCCGGCATGTCGAGGCCCTCGATGTACGGGACGTGGCGGCGGCCGGGCTCGGGGTCGGCGCTGTTGCAGAACACCGAGATCGTGCGCATGACGTGCCCGGCGAGCCAGCCGGGGGCGAGGTACTTGGCGGCCTGGCCGACGGTGATCTTCACGGGCTCGCGGATCCCGAGCAGCGCGGCGACCTTCGCCGACGGCATCCGCTTCGACTGCAGCTTGTGGGCCAGCGGCTTGCCGACAGCAGCGAACGCCAGCGAGTGGGCGGTGCGGGCGGCGACGTTGCGGGGGAGCTTGCGGCCGGCCTCGTCGACGATCGACCGGTTGAACGCGATGTACTGGCCGCGGCGGGTCGGGTCCGCTTCGCCCATGAGGACGAGCGTGGACGTCTTCCCGGTGCCGGCGCCGGCTCGGACGACGAGGTCGCTCCCGGAGAGGAACCGGCCGATGGCCTCGTCCTGCTCGGCGGTGGGGGTGAACTTGCTCATGGTGGTCTCTCTCCCGGTAGGGGGGTCTGACGTGGTGTGCCCGGGACAGTAGCACGCTACCGGCCAGTCGTCTACCGGTGCGCGCAGCACCCCCGGCCGCACGACCGGGGGTGCTGTTTCATCGGGTGATGACGCTCGGGGTCCGGCTGGGGAACGGACCTGCGCCTATCCCCCCGAGAGCTACTCGGGTCGCTGCCGGCGGGTCCGGGCCTCGCTGCTGTCATCGGCGCCAGCTGGGACCGGGGCCGGGGTGCGGGACGGGCGGCCACGGCGGTCGCCCTTGAACGCGAACCCGATGGCGTTCTCGCTGACCCCGGCGGCCTCGGCGATCTTCGCTCGGGGGACCCGCAGATCGGCGAGCCGGTGGTAGAGGTCGGTCCGGTACGGGCGGAGCGGGCCGGCCGGTTTGCCCTGCTGGGCGTTCCCTGCGTCTGACGCGTCGAACAGCACGCGGAGCGCCCCGAGGTGGGCGAGCAGATCGTCGGCGGTGGCGTCCGCTGGGATGCCGCGCTGCACCACCTGCGCCGCCCCCTGCAGGGCGAGGCCGAGGCGGACCCGTTCGGCGTCCGACATCGCCGGGGCGTCTCCGTTCCCGGTCATCCCAGCTCGTCGTCCAGGCTGCTGATGTCGTCGGGCACGGTCACAGCCTCGGGCCGGGGGCGGGGGGTGCGGGCGCTGTCTTCCCACTCGGCGTCCAGCTCGTCGCCACGGGCCTCGGGCTCGGCGGCGGCGGGCTCGCCCTCGGGGAGCTGGCCCTCGATGGTCGTCTGACCGGGCATGGAGCCCTTCGCGTGGCCGGCCCGGGCCAGGGCCTCGGTCACCTGGTTGAGCGCACCGAGGCTGGCGCCGTGCAGCTCGTGGTCGGGCGTGATCAGCGTCGCCCGCCCCGCCTTGAGCGTGGGGATCCGCACGACGCCGTCGCCCTCGCTGGCGTCCTCGAACGTGATCTTCGACACCTCGCACTCGAGCAGGAGCTGCACGGTCTGGCGGAGGCGCAGCTCGTCGGCGTCGATCACGTCCATGGCGGCGGATAGGCCATCACCGGCGTTGGTGACCTTCATCTTCGTGTCGACGACATCCCTGCCCTCGAACTGTGAAAGCGTCATGGTCCGATAGTAGCGGGCTACCGGACCACGGGACGGAGGGCGATCGCGCAGCCGGGTGGGTCGCCCCAGTCCTTCGACACGACGAGCCCGATCACCTGCGAGTCGTCAGCGATGAGGACCCCGGTGATCGCGTCGAGCACGGCCCGGGCCAGCTTGTCGACGTCACCCGACCGTGCCTTGATCGGGTAGGTCCGGGTCGTCTTCGGGGCCGACGCCGGCCGCAGGAGCCGGAAGTTGAGGCGGACCTGCACCGGGCAGCGCAGCAGCTCGGCCCCAGCGAACGCTGCCCGGGCTTCGGCGGCGACGGCCTCGCGCCACGAGCTGAGCGCCTTCCTGCTGGCCGGGCTGCCGCCCTGGGCGACCACCGGTTTCCCGCCGGCCATGAACGCCCGCATGCTCCCCTGCGTGGAGGGGGTGCCGACCACGTTGAACGTGACGACGTCGGGTCCCTCGAACAGGGTCACAGGACCACCGCCAGCGCCACGAGAGCGACCAGCCACACGGCCGTGCCGATGACAGCCAGGCCCACTGCGGTGACGCATCCGCCTCCGGGGTTGCGGCGCCCTCCCCAGCCGCTCACGACGCACCGGCCAGGAGGTCGCGGGCCTCGGTGATCCGGCGGAACTCGGCCGGATCGCCGCCGGTGTCGGGATGGTGGCGCCTGGCGGCCAGGCGGTACAGGTCCAGGTAGCTCTGCGAGTCGTCCCCGCCCGGGCCGGCGGCGGCACGGAGGATGCCCTCGGCCTCGTCGGCAGTCATGGCAGCGGGCAGCGGCCGGCCGGCGGGGAGGGCGTTCCAGCCGGTGTACTGCTGGCCGGCGCCAGCGATCCCGTACCGGTCGATCCGCCGCAGCGCCTCGAGCCCGAGAGCGATGGCCCTGACGTTGGACTGCCAGCCAGGCAGGTAGCCGTTCCAGCGGCGGTGGGTGAACCGGTCGGTGTGGTAGCGCAGCGGCCCGTGTCGGGACGTGAAGGACACGATCACCCCGGGGTGGGTGGGGCGGGCGTCGGCCCGGATCCATCCGTCGCGGCGGCACTCCCGCTCGGTGATCGCCAGCTGCAGGACGATCTCGGTGGCGCCGAGCGCTTCGACCTCACGGGCCAGCAGGTCGACGGTGTCGGCCCACGTGGCGGTGAACGGCGTGTACTCGCGCTCGGGGGAGAACTCCCCGGGCCAGCGGTCGATGGGGCGAGCGATCAGATCCATGGGTGGTCAACCTCCGTGGGTGATGGTGAACGGCAGAGCGCCTTGGGCGAGGCGGGTGATGGCGATCTCGAGGTACCGCTCGTCCAGCTCGATGCCGATGGCGGGGCGGCCGTAGGCCTTGGCGGCGACGAGGGTGGGGCCGACGCCGCAGCACGGGTCGATGACGGGAACCGGCGGGAGCTTGGCCAGCAGCTTCGACATGAGGCCGACGGGCTTCTCGTTCGGGTGCGCACGGCCGACGGCCTGGACGGGCGGATGGCGGATCACCGACCCGCAGTCACGGCGCCCGGCGAACGGCCCACCGAGGACATAGATCTCCTCGTGGTCGAACTTCCACGGCAGCGACAGGTCGCCCATGCCTAGGGCGCCGCCTTTGTCCCAGATGAGCACGCCCTTGGTGCCGGCGGGCTTGGGGCGCTTCCATGTCCCGAAGATGAGGGCGGGGCCACGGCCGGCCCACCAGGCGAGGACATCGTCCCTGACGGCGGTGTCGGTGTCGTTGGCGATGGACCGGGCGTTGCCGGGGAGGCGGGTCTGGTTGGTCTCGTAGGCGGCGCCGTAGGGGACGTCGCAGAGGAGGGCGAGCGGCACCCCGTCGAGGTCGAGCGCAGGCAGGATCTCCCTGCAGTCCCCGAGGTAGAGCTGGACGGTGCCGTCATCGAAGTAGGGGGTCACGACGCCACCCGGAACAGCTCAAGCTGCTCGCCTGGGCCACCGATGCTTGCTGGCTGCGACCTGGGCGTTTCTGCCGCCCGACTGGCCCGCTCGACATGTTCGCGGCGGATGCGGGCGTACTGGGCGGGCGGGCAGTAGTGGTCCGTCCACGCCCAGACCTTCGCCGCTTGCACGCCGACCTCGAACTCATCGATCACGCGAAGGGCGAGCCCGGTCATGCCGCGACCTCTAGTGCTCGGCCGGTAACGGCGGCGATGACGTGCGCAGCGAGCAGCGGCGGGACGGCGTTGCCGACCTGCTCGAACTGTTTCGTCTTCGTGCCCTGGAGGGGGTAGTCGGGGGGGAACGACTGGAGGATCAGGGCCTCGGTGAGGGTGAGCTTGACGCTGTTCTCGCCGTACTGGGAGCCGGGGATGTCGGGGTCGTTGCGGCCGGGCCCGGAGAGGCGGGGGTCGCCGGCGATGGTGGTGGCGGGGCGTTCCCAGGCCCACTGGCCGCCGGCCTTCGCTGTGAGCGCTGGCGCTGGCGCTGGCGCTGGCGCGTCAGGGTGGCGTGTCTGGCGGGTCCCGTCGGGACGCTGGTCCCGGTTCGTGTGAAGTTTCCAGTTGCCGGCCTCCTGCTGGCGGCGGAACCACTCGGCGCGCCAGGACGACCCGCGCAACACGTCGTGGCCGGTCTGCCTGTTCCGAGCGGTCATCACGACCGGCGCCGGCTCGGCGGGCAGACCCCAGCCGAGGGCGTCGGCCATCGACACCCACGGGGCGAGTTCGCCGAACATGGTGGACGCACCGCCCTTGCAGTGCGTCGGTGCGGGCGGGTGGACGGGGCGCCCGTCAGGGCGGGCCAGGAGGAACGCACGGGTGCGGGTCTGGGGCACCCCGTAGTCCGCGGCCAACAGCGTCCCGGCCCAGCAGGACCAGCCCATGGCGCGCCAGCGGGCGGCGTATTCCTGCCACACCGGCAGGGCGGGCGGGACCTGTTCGCAGGCGATCCACTCGGGGCGCAACGTCTCGGCCCACCGGCCGACCTCGAGGATCTCGGATCCGGCGCAGTCGGTGTCCCAGCAGCCGGCACGGACAGCAGCGGTGAGCTGTTCGATCGCCTGTCGTGCCTCGCCGCCCCCGGCTGCGCTGAACGCCTGGCAGGGCGGCGACATTGTGAGCCCGGCCACCTTGCCGATGAGGGGGCCGAGGGCGAAGTAGCGGACGTCGGCCCGGACGACGGGGTGGCCGGCGGCGCGGCGGGTGCGGCAGGCGGCGTCGTCCCACTCGACACCGATCTCGTCGAGGCCGAGCATCCGCAGTCCTTCGGCCCAGCCGCCGGGCCCGCCGAACGGGTCGAGGTTCAGTCGCTCATCCACGCCGGGAACGGTAGCACGCTACCGGCGTGGTGGGCGTGAGCGGATCGACCACTCGGCGAGCGGGAGCCGGTCCGGTGCCAGCGCCTTCGTGATCCCCTCGCACGCCCGGGCCAGTTCGGCGCACGTGTCGGAGTGCAACGGGACCGACGCCCGGCCGTGGCCGGGGATCTCGCACACGAGCTCGGTCTCGGGGCTAGCGGGTGACGCCACGCCGTAGCCCGTAGTCGCCGTTCGACCACGCCTCTGCGGCGTCGGGGTTGCACGATGGGCACGGCTTGACCGTGAACGTCCCGGCGCCGTCGTCGACCTCGACGAACCCCGTGTCCTGGCACGTCGCGCCGGTCCGCCGGCACCGGTAGGTCTGCACCGGCTGGGTCACCGCGACCAGGTGACGGGCGACGAGGAGCTCCGGTACCCGGGCCTGGAACTGGGCGGCGACCTCGTCAGACCGCGAGCACACCGGGCACGTCTCGACGGCGGGGACGCCGGGTTTGTGGACGTGGCCACGGGACTCGCCGGGGGACAGGTCCGGGACCGCTTCGGCAAGAGCAGTGCGGAGGACGTCGACCATCTCCCGGCCGTAGCGCTCGTCGAGCCGAGGCGAGCCCCGACCGGCGGTCTCAAGCTGACGCTGTTCCCGTGCTTGGAGGGCGGCCGTTCTGGATCGGGCCTCGGCCTGGTAGGCGTTGATCAGGGCGGCGATCGGGGGGAGGTACTCGGCCATGTCGACGGCGGCGGACACGGTTGCGATCAGGATGTCGAAGTTGTCGAACGGTGGGGTCTGGAAGCGGCGGAGGTAGAGCTCGGCGGTCTCTTCGCTCATGGATGAGCGGAATGCTGCGGCGAGGATGGTGACGGCGCTGGTGGCCTGGTCGAGGGAGATCATGCTCCGGTCCTCGTGCCGATCGCAGAGGGGGTGGGCTGGTAGGCGGCGGGGATGAGGCTGGTCTGGCCGTTGCGGATGGCGGCGGCGGCGGCGGCGATGCTCGCGGCGGCGGTGCCAGGCCGGCGCTGGGCGGTCGGGGGTTCCTGCCAGTCGCCCCATGAGCGGTCACGTAGCCAGCGGAACGCGTCGATGGCGCCCTGCGTTCCGAGGTCGCAGGCTTGCGCGTAGTGGACGGCGCCTCGCCACGCAGCTTTGCGCTGGCGCAGGGTCAGAGTCGCCCACACCGCTTCGGCCTTCGACCGGTGCAGTCGCTTCCCCCCTCGGCGGGGCCACGCCTCCCAGAAGTGCTGGAACCCGTACAGCCGGTCGTCGGGTACGGCGTCGAGGTGGTCGATCGGCAACGCCGGGGCGAGGGTCACGCCGGCCGCTTCGTCGATCTCGGCGACGGCCCGGCGGGCGAGGGCGGCCAGGGCAGCGAGGGTGCATTCGGCGGGGCCGTGCGGGTCCCTGCCTGTGAGGGTGGTCAACAGGTCTGTGAGCTGCTGACGGACCGCGCTGTTCGGGGCGCTGCTATCGTTTCTGGACACGGGAGCTGGTTCCTCCTGGTCTGAGAAGGTCCGCCCTGTCGGGGGCGGGCCTTCGTCGTTGTCGGGGTGTGGGCCGGCAGCGTACCGCGCGATCACGTCCCCACGGTGTGTGTCCGCTACCGCCGCCGTGCCGCTACTGTGCCGCTCGTGATCGTGCCATGACGCGAAAGGGGCCGCCACCGAAGTGACGACCCATCGCGCGTCCTGCGAACGACGTGCTGATGGTAGCAGCCGGTCATTGACCGATGACAGCGACCAGCCACCTTGCAAGCCGAGGGGGTGCCGCAAATGCCATGGCGTGGCGCATCGACGGAGCAGCTCACCGACCGAGACCCCCAGAGGGCCGGGAACACCGGGAGCCGTCGGAGCGACCGAGACCGTCCCACCAGGGGGCACTCGGCCAGGCGGGAGAACCCGGCCTAAATCCGGGAGGGCACTACGGCCGCCGAGAGGCGCCGATGGGGTAACGGCAAGGTGGGTCAGCCCGACGCAGCAGTCAGGCGACCAGTGCTCCACCGGCAGGGGCACACCCGCAGCCACCGGGCCCAGGGGGTACCAGGCTAAGGGTGCGGTCCCGCGCCCTCCCCCACTCACGTAACCCGCGCGCGCTGTGGTCATCATCGTGGACAGTGCGACGGTAGGGTGCTACCGTCCGCTCAGCCTTTCCACGACAGGAGACCACCACATGAGCGACAGCATCAACATCGGCGACACCGTCGATGTGACCGGCCCGTTCTTCGAGACATGGCGAGCTGAGGTCATCGACGTCGTCGGCGAGGACGACCGTCCTACCGAGGCCCGGCTGCTGTGCATCCGACCCCCAGCCGACACGGGAGTCACGGGCATCCAGACCGGACAGGCCGTTGTCCTGTCCCTCGACCATCTGGCCGTGGCCGGCGACCCGGACGGGATGCGCGCCACGGACGCCTGCGACGACGTCGACGTGACCGGCCGTGCCCGGCCCTACCACCGGCACGCTGTCACCGGCCGAGCCCACGCCCACCCCGGCGGTGGCCTGGCCCACACCCACCAGCCGCTGCCGCGGCGGTTCGGGACCTGGACCGGCGCCCCGCTCGTGGCCCAGGAGATCCAGGTCGGCCCGCCCGACCCCGTCGAGATCGTCGCCTGGATCATGCGCGACCACCGCACCGCATACAACGAGCCCGGCCCCGGCGAGGTGTGCGACGACGACCGCACCGCCGCCCGCCGGGTCCTGGCCGCTCTCGTGGCTGGCCCGTGGCACCTTGTCGCCGGCCAGCGCCAGACCGGAACCGTGATGCACGTGGCCGGCGGCGGCACGATCGCTGGCGAGCGGCTGCTCGAGATCCACCAGGAGTGGCGGCCGTGATCGCTCCGACGATGGACCCGGCGATCGCTCGCAGTCTCGACACGCTCGCCCGCCGCGAGCGCTTCGCCGCCGAGTCGGCCGCCCACCGCGCGGCCGGCCCGGCGGTCGACCCCGACCCGACCTACCAGCCCCAGCACTTCCGGAGGACCACCACCGATGCCTGATCACGACGAGATCGGCACGCCCGCATGGGAGGCCATGGTGTTGCGCCGACAGGCCGACCACCCTTTCACCGGAGCGGAAGCGGCAGAGTCGCTCCGGCGACGGGCCGATCAGCTGGACCCGCCGGCCCCGGAGACGGCCGGGGTGTTCGCGCTGCTGCGCGACATCGCCGACGCCGAGCCGCTCGCCGGCGTGTACGGCACCGGCGACGCCTTCGGAGCGGAGGTCGGCCATCGCTGCGCCATGTGCGGCAGCAAGGCCGACGACACCGCCGACGGCGCCACAGCCCCGTTCCCGCACCTGATCTCATGCCCGTGGGCGCGGGCCGTGCAAATCGTGGGGAGGCCCGCCCATGTGTGACGACCCGGCCAGCGCCGAGACCCGGTCGAACACGGCCAGCGTGTTCGGGATCCTCCGCCAGCTCGCCGACACCGAGCCGGTGCTCGCTGTCGGGGTCGGGATCAACATGTGCGGGCTGTGCGAGGTCGCCCACGAGGGACCGTCGCCGTTCCCGCACGCTCCCCGCTGCCCGTGGATCGCGGCCCGCAACATCGTCGGGGCGCCCGTCGAGGGCGTGTGGCGCCCGGCCCTGGCGGCGGTGACCGATCGGATCGAGGCCGCGACGCAGCCCCGGTCCCGGTGGCAGCAGCGGACGCTCGCCGAGCAGGCGTCGCTGTACCCCGACGTGGAGGTCTCCACTGACGGCGGCCGCACCTGGCAGCTGTTCGATCTGGCCACGCGCGCCCCGCTGCGGGTGATCGTCTCCGACGGGCAGGTCCACTCCGACGGCCGCGGCAACAGCTACCGGATGAGGGCCACCGATGGCGACTGAGCGCACCGAGTGCCCGCTGTGCGGGAAGGACGTCGCCGTGGTGAAGGCCGGGACGTTCCGGAACCACCAGAAGGCCGGCCAGCGCTGCCCCGCCTCCGGCCACACCCCCGCCCAGGCCGCCCGCATGGAAGACGTCCCGCCGTCCCCCGCCGACGCCCCCACCGCCACCAACCCGGTCGCCGAGCCCGAGCGGGTCACCGGCGAGCTGGTCCCCGCCGGCAGCCGCACGGTCACCCACACCGAGCACACCGAGTCCGCGATCGAAGCGGCCGCCGAGGCCGCCCTGCTCATGCCCGGCGTCCCCGGCCACGCCGAATTCCTCACCCTCGCCGCCACCGCCCGGATGCTGTGCCTCTCCGGCGCCGCCCCGAAGCTGGTCCGCGGCAACCCCCACCTCGCGTTCCACATCGCTCTCGTCGGCCGCGACCTCGGGATCTCCCCGACCGCCGCGCTCGAGCTGATCGACGTGCTCGACATCCCCGGGCAGGGTCCGAGGCTGTCGCTGTCGCCGCAGCTGATGAACGGGCAACTACGCCGGCTCGGACTCGGGTCGGTCCGGCCGATCAAGCGGACGCTCACCGAGGCGATCGCCGGGGCGTACGACCCCGAGGGACTCCTGCTCGGCGAGTCGGAATTCACGTGGGAGGACGCCGTCATCGCCGGGCTCGCCGACGAGCGCTGCGAGGCCAACAAGCACTGGCGGCCGAACAACGGGCAGGGCAAGTGCTCGTGCCGGCAGGGCTACCGGTCGTGGCCGAAGCGGATGCTGTGGTGGCGCGCCGCCGGGTTCTGCGCTGACGACTACTTCCCCGAGGCCGGCCTCGGTCTGTACTCCCCCGAAGCGCTCGGCGCCGTCGTCGACGAGCACGGCCGCCCGATCGACCCGTCCACGATCGAGCTACCCGACGGGTACCAGCCCACAGGGAACGGCTCCACCCGAGGTCTACCGGCGGCGGAGGTCTACGCCGACGGCGCCGAGCTGTGGCAGCTGCAGGCCCGGGCGTGGGCGCTGCCCGAACAGTGGAAGCGCAAGCTGCGCGAGCGCCGCGAGCAGACCTCGACGCTGCGCACCGAGACCGGGGTGATCCCGTTCCACCAGCTCCCCGACCGTGGCCTCCGGGTCGCGAAGTCGCTGATCGCCGGGCTCGAATCGCAGGCGGCCCGCGACGTCGAGGGGTGGGACGCCGAGCAGGCCCTCGCCGGTGTGCTCGATCACTGCGCCCGAGTCCACCTCGGCGGCATGTGGTGCGGCGCCGACGCCCCTCCCGCTGCGGCGGAGGCCGAGCCGGCACCGGAGGACCCGCCGGCCGCTGAGCCCGCTCCTGCGGCCACACAGGAGCCTGTGGGGAGCGACGACGACGCCGCTCTCGTCACCCCCGAGATCATCAAGTGGGTGAAGGACCAGCCGCTTGAGGACGTCGAGCAGCTCCTGACCGACGCCGGCGTCGACTGGCAGGGCCGCTCGGCGCCCGACAAGCGGACGATGCTCGCCCTCGTCGAGGGCCGCAAGCGAGCACAGGCCGGGTAGTCGATGCCCCGCTCACCCGAACCCATCGACACCCGCTACCCCCACGGCACGGTCTCCGCGTACCGGGAGGGCTGCGGCTGCCCGCCGTGCAAGGCAGCGCACCGCGACGCTGACCGGGCCTACCGCTCTGCGCAGCTCGCCCTGTTCCCCGCCTCGGCCGGCCGGCGGGCGACCCCGGCACGCCCGAAGGTCCCGGCCATCCCCGAAGGCCTCGACCTCGACGCCGTCGCCGCGGCGCTCGCTGACCCGTGGCGGTACTGGCCAGACAGCGCCCGCTGCAAGGAACGCCCCGACCTGCTCGAGGTGTTCCACGAGGAAGTCCCCGTCGCCTACCGCCGAGACGGCACCGTCGCTGTGTGCGCCCCCGGCGACTACACGCCCGCCGAGTACCAGGCGTGGTGCGGCGCGTGCCCGGTCCGGGCCGACTGCGTCGCCGATGCCATCCGGCAGGAGGCCGCGAACTTCCGGACCGGGTTCTACGGATCGACCCCAACTCAACGCGGTCACATCGTGGCCGCCCTCCGCACCAGGAGCAAGACAGCGTGACCACCACCGACAGCCCCCCGACCTCCGGGTTCCACGCAGCGCCGATCGACGACGGCGACCTCGCGACGTGGGTGGAGCGCCGAATCTTCGACGACCACACCCCACCCGAGGTCGCCGCGCAGGTACTCCCCCAGACCGAGGCCCACCCTCTCAACGGCTGGCGCCCGGCCGACGACAGCCAGGCCGAGTGGGCGATGGCCCGTCTCGCCCGCCTCGTCGCCGAGATCGACCGGATCAACCGCGAGCACGACGATTGGGCCGAGAACGTCGAAGCGTCCCGGCGGGGAGCGACCCGGTCGCTCGAGTACCGGGCGAGGTTCTTCCGCGACGCCCTGACCGGGTACGCCATCGTGTGGCGTGACGCCGCCCCCGACGACCGCGGCACCCTGCACCTGCCGTCGGGGACGGTGGCCACGACCGTCCCCCGCAAGGCCACGATCCAGCTCGAGCCCGCCCGCAGCGGGGAGCTGGTGGCGTGGCTGCAAGCGCAGGACGCCGAGCGGGTCGAGCAGGCGAAGGCGCTCAAGGTCGTCGAGCCGGAACCGATGATCGGTGGGGTGCGGAAGCTGGTCGAGGCCCGGCAGGTCGGCGACGAGTGGCGGGTCGTCGACCCCGGCACCGGCGAGGTCGTGCCCGGGCTCGTCGCTTACCCGCCCGGCGACACCACCGCCAGCGTCAAACCGAACCCGCCGTCGCCGCGCTGACATGCCCGTCCGCCCGGAGAACCGGCACCGCTACCCGCCCGAGTGGGCGTTGCTGTCAGCGGTGATCCGGTTCTTCCGGGCCGGCGGCCGGTGCGAGTGCGCTGGGGAGTGCGGGCGCGGCACCCACGGGGGCCGCTGCCCGAATTGGCATGGCCAGCCCGCCTACGGCACCGGGAAGCGGGTCGTCCTCACCACCGCCCACCTTGACCACACGCCCGAGCACTGCGCCTGGGACAACCTCAAGGCCATGTGCCAGGGCTGCCACCTCCACTACGACCGCGGCCATCACGCCGAGACCCGAGCGGCGACCCGCCGGGCGGCGGCCGAGGCACGCGGCGAGCGCACGCTCCCCGGCCTGTGACGCGCAACGACCCCCGCCGGTCATGGGCGGGGGCCGCAGCACGTTGTAGGCGGGACCGAAGCTACCCGGTGAGGCTGGCCCAGGTGCGCCGGCCGGCGATCCCGTCGATCACGAGGGCGTGCTTCGCCTGCCAGTCCCTCACGACGTGGTTCGTGGCCGGCCCGAACACCCCGTCGACGACGATGTCGTAGCCAGCGGCCTTGAGCGCCCGCTGCCACGTCGCCACCGCAGCGCCCTCGTCGCCGAGCTGGACGGTGCCGGGGAAGTCGAGCGCCGGGGGCCGGCGGCCGGGGACGTGCGGCACCGACGGTGTCGCCGAACCGAGGTAGGCACGGAGGCGCCGCTCGATCCGCTGGGCGTCGGCCGCCGAGCCCATGAACTCCATGTGCATCGCGTCGGGCCACGTGTAGTCCCCACCCCACCGGAACCCGTGGTTTTTCCACAGGGCGACCACAGGCTTGGGGATATCGGTGATGCGGGGGAGGCCACGCGCCCGGCGAGGGTTCGACGGGGCGTTGATGTCGATAGCCGTCCCCCACGAGTGGTTGCTCGGCGTCGATGTTCCGGCGATCGCCCGGCAGGCGTAGCCCCACGTCTGGCCCGGCTTGACGTCGTAGCCCGACAGCTCGGTCAGATCCAGGAGGATCGCGACGAGGCCGGCGATGTCCTGGTGCACCGGGAGGCGGAGCCCGTCCGAGCGGACGAGCGTGACGATCTGCGAGCGGGAGCAGTTGGGCCAGCCCGGCCCGAACGAGCTATGCGCCATCGCCGGTCACCTCCGGGTCGTCGCCGACGAGGACGGCGTCGAGGCCCTCCCCCTCGTCTTCCTCGGCGTCGTCCACAGGAACCTGTGGATCGTCGAGGTCGGGGTCGTAGGGGACCGTGTGCCAACGTCCGGCCGGGTCCTCCGTGGTGGTGGTCATTCGTGCTTCCTCCGATCGAGGTCGGTGGTAGCACGCTACCCCGCTGTCAGAGCTGGGGGTGATGCCCGTTCGTTGTCGGGTCCATCGACCGGCGGCGGCGTCGGAGCTGCCAGCGGACCAGGACGTTCCCGACCAGCGGGACACCGGTCGGGTGCCGGGCCGCCCACACCACGTACTGGACTGCCCCCACGAACGGGATAGCGGTCAGGCAGCCCGGGCCTTCCTTGTGGGACCGGTCGCGCCACATGCCCCACGCCGCCATCCGGCCGCACTCCCGGCAGCGGCCCGAGCTGTCGATCAGACCGAGGCATTCCTCGAGGTGTTCACGGACCGGAGCGGTCGTCGCGTCGAGGTTGTGGAGCGCAGCGAGCACCTCAGCGTGGTCGCCTTTGAGGATCTGTGTGTCGGCGAGCTTGGCGGCGACGATCTCCCCAGCTGCGCGCAGCGTCGTCGACAGCGGGAGCGGGTCCTCGGTCATCCCAGCAGCGGGCAATCTCTCGGCGGGAACAGCTCGGCGAGCCGCTCGTCGAACCGCACGACGAAGGCCTCTACCTGCTCGGGCTCGGCGTTGAACTCGTCGCCGAGGCCGGCCGTGTACTCGGCGAACGCCTGGCGTTGCGACTCCCGGAACTCGTTCCCGGCGAGGCAGCGGTCGTGGTCCGACAGCGTCTTAATCACCAGCGACGTCCCGATGAGAGCGACCCCGAGGACGATCACCGCGACCGACCAGCGGATCCCCCGGAGATCGGAACGGGTCACCGGACCAGCCATGCCACCAACCATCCCACGAGCAGGGCAGCGGCGGCCACGGTCTCCACCCGCATCAGGCTCGGTCTCGGGCGCCGTCGTCGAGCGTGCGGAGCTTGACCCAGAGCTGAGCGCCCTCCGTGCCAGCCAGGACCGCCCCAATGAACGCCAGCGGGTAAGGACGACCGCCCCACTGCCACAGTTCCAGTGTCCCCCACGCCACCGCTACGACCAGCTTGGCCGCTCGTGCGAACTGCTCCCAGGTGAGCCGACGAATCGACAGGGTCCGTGCGGACGGCCTCGTCACGCCTCACCGGCCGGTGCCTCACACGGCTGGGCTGGCATCGGGGGCCTCGTGGTCGTAGACCAGCTCCACCGTGAACCGGTGGTGCCCGGAGATCAGGTCGTCTATCTGCACCCGTTGGGCCACCTGATCCGGGTCCTTCGACCGGGGTAGCCCTTCCGCCGGGGTGACCGTCGCCGTGCCGTCGCCGTGGTCGAGCCCTCGCCCCAGCGTCACCTTCTCGTCGGAGCCGCCCGGGCCGAACCCGGGCCTGGTCTGGACGATGGTGAACTCGTGGTCGGCCACGGACAGCAGCCTATGCGGCGGCGTCGATGACCCCAGCGATCCAGTCCGCCACGGGCTCGACGAGCGTGTAGAGGTTGGCGTCGTGGTCGCCGTGGCGCTGCACCCCGATCGCTCCAACCGCCTCGGCGAAGGTCTGCGGGATCGTCGGGGTGATGTACTGGTCCTCGTCGGTCCAGTCGATCCGGCCCCGCTCTCCGTAGGTGGCCATGGCGAGCCGGTTGGCGACGGTGTCGGAGTCGATCGTCGGGTAGGCAGCGACGAGGCCGGCGTGGTTCGTGTACGCCGCGTCCATCGACGCCGTCAGCCCCGGGTTCGGGACGAGGTTGGCGTCGTAGAACGCCTGCACCCCGACGATCGGGGCTCGCAGCCAGTACCCGACGCACGCCACCGGTTCGAGGCGGGCCTCGAGCGCGGCGAGGATCGATCCCATCGACTCGCCGGCGGCGAAGAACTTGTCGCCCCGTAGCCCGCGGTTGGCGGCCAGCCACGTCCGCAGAGCGGTGAACCGGGATCGCCCGGTTGTGTTGGCCCACGTGTTCCCGCCGAGGTCAGCGACGATGACGGGGCAGCTGGTGCGCTCGGCGATGTACCCGAACCGCTGCCAGTACGGGGCGCCCGAGGCGATGAGGCAGGGGTTGGCCTGCAGGGAGAACCCGTGGCAGAAGATGATCGGGATACGCCCTACAGCGCTGGCGCCATTGGGCCATATCTCAATGTGCGTTTCACCGGCCTGGTAGGTGCTGGTGTCGCGCCGTTGGTACGCCTCGGGGACGAGGACGCTCACCCCCGGACCGCTTCCATCTCGACGGGGACGAGGCTGTTGACGATGACGATGCCGGTGTCGGAACCGGTCTCGCGCCACGCCCCGAACAGGTAGTCACCGCCGCTGTTCTCCGGGAGCCAGATCGAACAGTGGAGCTTCTGGCCAGGCGGTTCGGCCGACGATCCGCCCACGTTGACCTCGCCCTCGGTGTCGATGCACGCCGCAGCAGCGACCGCTGCGCCGACAGCGCCGGCCGGGGCGATCCCGACGTAGGCGTCGAGGTTGGTGCTACCGGCGGTGCTGTTCTGCACCGTGCACTTCGCCATGAGCTTGATCGGGACCGGCAACGACGGGACGTTGATCCGAACGATCTCCGTCATGTTGACAGCAAGGATGCTGCCAGCGTTGGCGATAGTGACGTTGCCTGACGTTGATTTGATGTATGCGACCCGGCGGGGAAACGTGTAACTCATCGGTTGGCCTTTCGGTCAGGGCACGACGCCATGGATGTAGCTGGTCCCGGACCCGCCCGACCAGATCACGACCCGGGCGCCGACGACCTGCGTGGCAGCGTTGGTGATCGTCGCCGGGACCAGCGTGCCGGGAGCGTCGTCGGGCTCAACGTTGGCGTCGGCGCCGGTCACGTCGGAGATCACCCCCGAGGTGTAACGGCCGACGTTGCGGCGCGACATGGCCACATCGATCGCTTCGGTCATCAACGCCCGGATGACCTCGAGCTGCGCAGGGGTGAACGGGTCGGCCATGGTCAGAACACCTGTCGCAGGAGGTGGTTCATCGCCCCGCCCGAGCGCAGCGTCATCGTCCACTTCGTTTCGATCCACGTGGTCCCCAGCGCGGTGACCGGGTCCCAGGTGTCGTGGCGGGGGTCGAGCGTCGAGTCGAACGACAGCCACCGGTACGTGGTGTTCTGCGTCACGCTCAGCGACTTAGCGGCGGCGTCGGCCTGCGCCTGCGTCTTGAGCCCGGACACCGGCTGCGGGTCGCATATCTCGTAGCCCCGGTTCTCCACGCTGTGGGGCGCCGACGCGGGGATGCGGTACTCGCCGACGAGCTGCGCCTGCCCGCTGTTCTCGTACGCCCGGAACACGTTGGGGGCGTCGAGCTGGTCGTTGGAACGGGCGATCGTCCCGTCGATGATCCGGCCGCCGGCCTCGTACACGAGCGTCGGTTCGACTGAGTCCATGTCGGGGGTGGGGACGATCTGCAGGTTCCCGTCGCGGTTGATCCACGGCGGGAGGAACGCCACGACCTTGAGCAGCTCGGCGAGGATCTGCCGCTGCGCTGTCCCCAGCGGATGGGTCACTCCGACCCCGAGGTCGGCGTCGATGGCGTTGAGGTTGACCTGGTCGTCGGGGAACACGCCCAGGGCGATCCCGGCGACGATGAGGCCGATGTCGGCGCCCTTGCCCCACCCCAGCGACGTCGATGTCCCCTGGTTGAGCAGGACCATCTTGTCGCTGAGCGTCGACGCGCGTTCGCTGCCCCACGCCCGCACCGGTTCGGAGTCGCTCGCCCACCGGAACACCCCGAGCCGGTACTCGACGCCGTTCTGCAGGACCATCACCGGGCGGACCTGGTCGGCCAGCGGGTTGATGTCGGTGGTCTCCGCCGCGGTGAGGTAGAAGCTGGACATCGTCCGGGGGACGGTCGCCGACGTGTCGTTGGTGACCTGCGGGGGCCGGCTCATGTCGGGGTGGAGGTCCCCGATGACGGTGTTGCCCTGGTCGATCAGCTCGAACCGGAAGTCGTCGGCGCGGCGGACGACGCCGTCGAGGTCGAGGATCTGGTCGGCGGTCGGCGCCCACGCCATCAGGCCGACGACCCGGGGATCGGGACGCCGGTGAGCGGCGTCACGAGCGCTGTGCAGGTCCAGCGGTTCCCGGGCTGGACCATCCGCGGCGCCGAGAGCGTGAGCCCGGCGTAGGTGACCGACCCGTCCTTGTGCCGCACCGCCACGTACGGGATCGCCGTCGACCGTGACAGGAGCCGCAGCGGCCCGAAAACGGCGTCCATGTTGAGCGGCCGAGCGAGGTTGTCCGAAGGGGTCCGCCCGAACTGCACGACCAGGTCCAGGGACTGCGACATGCCCCGGTCGTTCGGGTCGAAGAATGACACCTGGTAGTCGGCGCCGTAGATCCGGATGGTCTCGTCGCTCTGGTGGTCGAGGAACCCGAATTGCACCTCGGGGGTGCGCTCGTACAGGAGCTGCAGAGCGGGGGCGTGGTTGGACGTGAACACGACCTCGTTGCCGTAGCTACGCGGCGTGACCCAGTCGGTCGTGCGCCAGTCGGAGAACGCCGACGCTGTCGACACGACCCGCACCCGGTACCGCGACGGCCGGTCCATCGGCGCTTCGTAGTCCCACCAGATCGACGTTGCTTCGGTCGTGATCGTCCATACCGGCAGCCAGCCGAGCCCGAGCCCGTCGTCGGTCTCACGCTCGATCTCGTACCGGGAGAACGACGACGTGATCGACGTGGCAGCCCAGTCAACTTCGACCTGATCGACGTACTTGACCGAGCACCAGCACCCGTCGCCGTCCTGGGACTGCTGGCGGATCTGAGCGATCGCGGTGGCCGGCGCCGAGGGCTGCTCGAGGAACATGAGCGTGAGGTCCTGCTCGGTCAGCGAGCTACCGCCGGCGATGGTGCCGAGGCGAGCGAAGTCGGTGGTCCCGCCGTAGGACTGGCCGCCGGCGCCGACGGCGGACATCATGATCACGGTCCACGGGTCCGTGCTGGTGGTGGTCGCCAGGAGCTGGCCCTCGTACTGGGTGGCGGTGGCGAGGGTGGCGGCCGAGTCGAGGAACCCCTCGACGTAGCGGAACCCGCCCGACCCGACGATCTCGGGGAGCGCCCGGACCTGGTCGGCGGTGATCGTGAACGTCCCACCGAACGCCACCGAGTCCGAGACCCGCAGGATCCGGGCGATGAGGTTGCCATCCTGGGCCGTCGGGGGCTTCACGACGAACCGCACCCCGAGGTACGAGCGGGGGCCGGTGCTGGTGGTGAACCGCTGACCGACCTGCTGGGTGGCGTGCAGGGAGCGGAGGACCACGCTCGAGCTGTCGCGCAGGTAGGGGAGGCTGTCGTTGGAATCGGCCGGCGCCGACGTCCGGACAACGATGCGGGGAGCGGCGACGTCGGTCGCTGCGAACGACGCCACGAGCTGCCCGTGCTCGTCCGTCGCGATCGCTTGCATCGCCGGCGGCCCGGCGGGCGGCGCCGAGTGGAGGCCTGGCGGGTTCCCTGTGGCCCCTAGATCCTGCTGTGCGGCCAGCAACGTGATGTCGCCCGCCACGGGGGCCGAGCCGCCCACGAGGCGGTCACGGGCGATCCTGGGCACGTACAGGTAGTTCGTGGCGTTGGCTTTGGCCCACGCTCCGGTGCCTGCGGGCATCGGGACCAGAGCGTCGGTGTTGACCGGCGACGTCACGCTGCCGGCCGGGCGGCGCCACGTGGCCACCGCTGCGCGGTTCTCGACGGGGAGGTAGCTCACCCGGAGAGCAGCGGAGTGGATCGACGGGCCGTTCCCGCCGCTGCCGGCGGACGCGAACCGGATGTGCCAGTCGCCGGAGTCGAACGACTGGATGTCGGCGGGGGTCCACGGGAGCAGCGTCACCGGGTTGATCTCGCCGCAGTCGATGTAGGTGACCTTGTTGGGGATGAGCCCGTTCGTGAACACGATGGACCCGGGCGGGTTGTAGGGCGTGGCGGTGGGTTCGTGGTAGAGGCCGATCTCCACGAACGCCGTCCCCGGCAGCGACACCATGCCGATGACGCACCCGACCGACACGCGCAGGACCCGGGCGCCGGCCGGGAAACCCGAGCTGTCGACCGAGCACCGGTAGGCGCTGTTCCCGCCAACGATCTGGCGGATGTAGTCGCCGCCCACCGGCGGGTACACGAGGGCATCGTCGATCCGGGCGAAGAGGTTGACCACGCCGCCGGCGTTGGTCGTCCAGTTGCCGATCGTCTCGTCGAGGATCGGCGGGTACTCCACCACCGACAGAGCCTGCGGGGCCTCGTTGCCCTCGGCGTAGATGTCGACCGCGACGAACGCCCGGTCGGTGACCGACGGGTTCGACCCCACCCCCAGCCGCAGACCGCCGATGTTCTCGGCCGCCAGCGACCGCACCCGAGCGACCGGCGACGCCTGGCCCTTCGCTATCGGGTACGCCCGGGGCACGGTCGGCAGCCACTCCGGGCCGATCACCGCCGGGTAGGACGGGTTCTGTGCGGCCATGCCGCTCAGTCTCGCCTATGCGCTGGTACGGGCGATGGTCCGGACCTGCTGGGACTGCACGAACCCCGAGAACCCACGCATGATCCCCGCCCCGACAGCAGGCGCCATCGCCGGATCGAACCCGGCCGGCAAGATCACCTGGAACATCCCCTCGACGCCCTGCACCACCACCGTCCCCGGCGCCTGCGACCCGCCCGAATCGAACCGGCGGACGTCCACAGCCAGAGCGTCCGACGTCGCCCCCGCAGCGGTCGTGATCAACCCCGCCGCAGCATCAGCGACAGCACCCGTCCCGGCCTCGAGGCCCATGACGACACCGTCGGCGAGGTCGACGCCCAGCTCGGCGAACAGCTTCGACGGCGACCCGGTCTTTGCTTTCGCCCGGGCCGCGGCGATCGCCGCTTCGACCAGGTTGGCGGCGGCGTTCGCTGCGGCCTGCGCCGCCGAGTTGATACCGGCCTGGACGCCCTGCGCCAGGGCGACACCGAGCGACGAGCCCGCGGCGCTGGCGCTTTTCTGCTTGAGCTTCACCGCGGTGATCGCCGCGTTCGCCGAGTCGGCCGCTGCCGGCCCCATGCCCGACGAGCCCGACGACGTGCCCGAGCTGAATCCGCCGCCGAAGATCCGCCCAGCGACCGCCGCAGCGAAGCGCTTGGAGTTGACGACGGCGGTCGACCGGTCCGAGTAGGTCGCAGCGGCGACCGGCATCCCACCTGCGCCTGTGGAAAACCCTGCGGTCCCCGACTTCCCGAACCCCTCCGCCGCCGCTGTCATGTTGGCGTCTTCGTCTTCGATCGAAGCGATCGTCCCGCGCGCCTGTTGCTGGGCCACCGCCGCCACGTTGAAATCGGCGCCGAAGGCCTCGGTCGCCAGCTGAGCGGTCAGGCCGGTGGCGTCAGCGATCTGCGGCCCGAACTCGTTCCGGAGCTGCGCGTCGAGCCCGGCGTAGTGCAGGTCGTAGGCGCCGATCTGGTCCTCGAGAGCGGCGATGACGTCGGTGTTGCCGTCCTGCACCGGCTTGGCCAGCGCCGCCGCCACGAGAGGGCCGTTCTCTGCGGCCAGCTGCTGGACCCGAGGGAACGCAGCGAGATCCTCGAGGTTGGTCGAGAAGTTGGCGATGCCCTCGGTGGCCTCGGTCAGCTTGTCGAGCAGCGCCTGCGGGGAGAAGTCGTCGCCGAGGTCGCCGATGATGTCGCCGACCGATGGCAGCGTCCCGAGGGTGTCGTCAGCGAATTGGTTGATGGCGTCGTTGACGGACCCGACGAACAGTTTGAGGTCGTCGAGCGACACCCCCAATTCCTCGGAGACGGTCTGAAGATCCTCTTCTGCGATGCGGGCGTCGCCGGCGGCGATGGCCAGGCCCTGCAGCTCGAGGTTCGAGTCCCCGCCGCCTTGCTTGATCGCTCCGAGGGCGAGGGTCAGGCGGTCCGCGGCGTCCGCTGCGGGGCCGGTCGCTTCGACCAGCTGCCCGGTCTCGTCGATCGTGACGCCGATCTGTTCGGCGACCTGCGACTGCGCCGACTGCAGAGACGCCAGCACCGACACGTAGTCCACGGTCGAGGTGGTCAGCTCACCGAACTGCACCTTCGCCGTGTTGGCCTTGATCACCTGGTCGACGTAGGCGTCCGACAGCGTCTCGCTCGCCCGGATCGCTTCGACCTGCGACTCGACCGCCTGATCGACCTGCTTGGAGAAGTCGTCCAGCCCGATCTTGAGGACGCCCAGCTCGCCCTCGGTGAGCCCGAGGGCCTCGGCGAAGTCGGAGGTGTTGCCCTCCGTCGACGAGATGACCCGAGAGAACTCTTCGGCCGACAGACCCAGCTCGGACAGGATCGACGCCCCGGTCCCGCCCTGCTCGACCAGCTGATCGAACGTGTCGGCCAGCGCGTCGGCGGTCCGCACCCCCGGCTTGAACGCTGTCTCGAGGGCGTCCTCGACCTGGCGCAGTTCCCGCTGGAACTCGGCGGCCTTCTCGGCGTTGGCCTGGAACGCCAGAGCGATCGTCGACAGGCCGATCGTCACGGCGCCCGACACGGCGTTCATCGCCACGAAATCCGTGACGCTGGCCTTCACCTCGCCCCGGCCGGCCTTGATCGTCGAGAACAGCGAACCGAGCCGTGAGGCGACCCCGGACACGAAGTCCGAGCCGGCGACCTTCCGGAACGCCGCGAACAGACCGACCAGGGTGATCAGCTCCGGCGGGATCGCACCCACGGCGGAGGCCACGGCCTCGAGCACCGGCGCCAGCGACACCAGGATCTGGGCGAACGACCCAGCGAGGGGGAGCAGCCCGATCACGGCGTCAGCCAGCGCAGGCAGGACCCGAGTGCCGACTTCCTCGAACGCCGGGATCAGGTCGCCACGGGCGACGTCGACGCCCTCGAGCAGCGCCGGCAGCAGCGCCTCACCGATGACGGTGGTGGCGTTGCCGAACTCGGCAGCGACGATCCGCTGCTGATTGGCGAGCCCCTCGGAGGTGCGAGCGAAGTCGCCTTGTGCCGTCCCCGACTGCTCGAGGATGAGCGCCCACCGGGCCTGCAGCTTGGCGCCCTCGGAAATCGTGCCGTTGGCGTCGGCGAGCCCCAGCTCCATCGCCTTCGCTTCGACCGCCGCCGCGTCGAAGCTGATACCAAGGGACCGGAGCGGCTCGATCTCACCGACGAGCCCGGAGCGCAGCCGCTCGAGGGTGTCCTCGACGCCGAGGTTGTTGAACGACGCGAGGTCGGCGCCGAGCTGCACGACCTCGGGGGCCAGCCCTGCGGCCTCTTCCTTCGTGGTCCCCAGCGCCACGAACAGGTTCCCGAACGTGCCGGTGGCCTCGAGCGCAGCGGACTCGGCAAGGCCGACGCTGGTGGCGGAGGTCTCACCGAACTCTGCGACCTGGTCGATCGAATCCCCGAAGACGACCGACGCCTTCGACATCGACTCTTGCAGATCGCTTGCGGCCTGGGCCGCCTGGAACAGCCCGGCCCCGAGCCCGGCCGCTGAGATCGCCTGGATCGTGGCGCGCAGGCGGGTACCGCTGCCTGACGCTGCGATCAGAGCGAGGTTGACGTCGTCGGCGGCGCCGGCCAGCGACGACAACGACCCGCCGTCGTCGGCGTCGATCGTGACGTGTGTGTCCGCCGCGCCCACCGCAGCGTTGATGCTGCCGGTCACGTCCGGGGCGTCCGCTGTGACCTCGACGTGCGAGTCAGCGGCGTCGACCGCTCCGGTGATCGACCCCGTCACCTCGGTCGCGTCGCCGGTGACCGTGACCGCCGTGTCCGCGGCGTCCACCGCGCCCGTGACTTCCCCGGTCAGCTCCGTAGCGTCGCCGGTGACAACGACGTTCGTGTCGGCCGAGTCAACGGCGGCCTGGATCTCGCCGGCCACGCCGGTCGTGTCGAGCTGCAGCCGGGCCTGCGTCGCCGCAGCGATCGCCGCTTCGACCTGGGCGACCGCCGACAGGGCTTGCCGGATGTCGAGTGCCAGATCGGTCTCTACGGCCACACCAGCAGTTTCGCACGCCCACCCCTAGCAGCCACCGGACGCGCAACCGCCTCGCAGGGAGGCGATCCTGCGAGGCGGTCACTCACCCCGTGCGGGTGCACCACCAGATAGTAGCGGGCTACCGCTCAGCGGCGATGGTCTGCCACGAGATCCCCGCTTCCTGCTCGGCCTCGGCGAGAGAGATATGCCGTCCCTCCGCCGCCGCCCGAGCCTGCGCCGCCTCGGCCGCTTCGATCCGCTGCCGGTTCACCGCCGCTGCCATCGCCCTCGGGTCCTGCGAAGCGAACGGATCCGCCCCGATACCGAGCATCGCCGCCACCATCGGGATCTCGAGCCGGTCGACCTCGGACGGGGGGATCGGCCCCCGCGTCCGGGTCGGGGTGTTGAGCGCCAGATAGATCGGCGTGTACTCGTCGAGCCATGTCCCGGTGCGCCACCCCTCGGCGCCAGGAAGGCGGTCGACGGGCGGCAGCGGGGGTCCCTGACCGGCGCCGGGCCGTCTTACCTGCCAGGGACCCGAGGGGACGTGCGCCAATGGTTGATCACGTCAGCAGCGAGCTTGTGGTCGAGCACCCACCGCCCCCAATGCGGCGCCGGGCTGCCGTCGATCGTGCCACACACCTCGAACGCCAGCTCCCACCACGGCACCATCACGGCCTCGAGCCGCTCGTCGGACTCGTCGTCGGCCTTGCGTTGCTTGGCCTTGACGGCGGCCATGGCCTCGTTCCGTTCGACCGGGTCCTCGATCTGGCGGGCCTGCTCGCGTTCGGCGTTGACCTCGGTGGTCGCTCTCGTCAGGGCGATCGTGGCCTGGTCGATCTCGGCGAGGGCGTCCTGTAGGGCGCCACGGAGCCGCTTGTGCTCGCCGAACAGCGGCGGCCGGAGCCGGTACGTCTTCGGGCCGTCGGGGGTCCACACGGGGAGGCGGACGACACCGGAGTCGACCAGCTCGACGAGCGAGCCCTCGTCGCTGGCGTGCGCGACGGTGGCCGGGCCGGTGTTCTCGGCGCCGTACCCGAGGCCGGCCAGGATCTTCGTCAGGGCCTCGGGGGAGAGCTGACCGGACGGGGCCGGTTCGACACCGGCGGCCGGGGGCGGGGCGTCCGCCGGCGGGCCGGTCGGGGAAGCGGGGGCGAGAGCGATCGTCTTGGGGGCGTCGGTCGTGGGCACGGCACGGCGCCGGGCGGTGGCCGCCTTAGCGGCCTGGTCCGGGGACGTCGGCTCTGTGGTCTTGGGGTCGATGGCAGCCATCAGCGTGAACGGTAGCCCGCTGTCGTCATTGCTTCGGCCCCTTCCCTTGCTTGCCCGACGTCCGGTCGCGCAGCGTCTTGTTGATGTTGCCGATCTCTCGGCGAGCGTTCCGGGCCGTCTTCTCGTCCGTCTTCGGGTCGTCGGCCTTGGCCTGGAGGCCCTTGCGGCGGGCGATCAGGTTGCTGGTGTTCTCGTCTTTGATGCGGTCAGCCATTGGGCGTCTCCTTGGGAGGGGTTGGGGGTGAGGGGATCTCGACGCCGTCGACCCACACACGGGCCGAGCGGCCCTTCGGGGACACGGTCACCTCGACACGACGGGTCCACAGCGGCATGTCGTAGGCGTGCCGCTCACCGGCGGGCGGGACCCGGCGCTCGGAACCACGAGGCCCGGCGTCGATGGTCAGGTGCGCATACCCGGCGTAGCGGGGGCCGACCGACTCGTCGAGGACGGTCACGCTGTACTGGATCAGCGGCTGCCGGGTCCCGTCTTCGGGGAGCCACGGCCCGCGCTCAACCTCGGTCATGGCTGGGGGACCTCCGGTAGGTGGCAGTCGGGGGCAGCGAGCCACGCAGCGAACAGCGCCTCGGCGGCAGCGACACGGTTGTGGAACGGCCCGACGATCGGGGCGAGGCCGGGCGCCCACTCGGGGAACACCACCCACCCCTCATCGATCGCGGCGGTGGCGGCGACGTGGCCGATCACCGCGCCGGTTCCGTGCTCGTCCCACACGTGGAAGCCCCCCTGGGGGCGGGACCAGAAGCCCCAGCGCCGTCCGTCCGGCATCAGGACAGCACCTCGACGACAGCGACGGTCTGCTCGACGTCGTAGAGGGTGAAGGACTCGCCGATCGCCTCGCCGGAGCGGACGTCGAAGCTGTCGGCATCGACGGCGGTGACGACGCCCTCTACGGTCTCGGTGTCGTAGCCGACCGAGCCCGGGAACAAGACCCGGACGCGGTCACCGACCAGGGGACGGGTGAAGGGGTGAGTGGTGGTCTCCATGCCCACCAACCTACACCCCGAAACGGTAGGGCGCTACCGTTCCTAGAGCGCTACCTCAACCGAGAGGGGCCACGACACCCGCGCTACCCCGCCCTGCGGCCCCACCTGATCCGTGCCCCCGACCGACAGCTTCCCCTCCGGCAACCCGCACAGACCGGCCGGGACGACCAGCTCGGCTAGCGCCTGCCCCAACGACTCCACGTCGCCGAGGAACCGCAACGACCAGGCACTGACCTCCTGCTCGGGGGCGGGGTCCTCGTCGTGCCACACCGGGAACCCGCACGACACGAACGTCGCCGTGAGGTCGTAGACCCTGGCCGACGCCGACGGCCCCGGGAACCCCGAGCCCTGCTGCGACGGGTTCCGGCCACCGCCGAGGGCCTCACGGCGGGACCCGCCGAAGTGCACCACCCACTGGCGGCACGACTCGAGCGCCCATTGCGGGCCGGGCGCGACGAGGCTGCGGTCGATGTTGACCCCAGCGGCGGACGGGACGGTGGAGCGGATGTACTCGGCGATCTCAGCGAGAGGCATGACCCAGATCGTAGCCACACCACCACCCCCGACCGGTAGCGTGCTACCGTCCGTCGTGTAGTCCCCCGACCACAGGAGCACCCTCCCCCTATGTTCATGCGCCTCGTCGGCCCCGCCGATGCCGACCAGGACCAAAAGGTCCTCAACAAAGAGATCCGCGGTGAGGACACCAGTCGCGACCGTCCTGTCCCGCCCGCGGTGCGGCGCAACCTCGAGCACCGCGCCGACCCCGACGAACACCCCCCGGTCTGACAGGAGCTGAGCGAGATGCCCGGACATAAGCCGCCCCGATTCCCCCAGGCCCCCGAACCCGACAAGGAAGGCGTCCCCACCGCCGCCCGCCGCCGCGACGAGGCCGTCAAGGCGCTCGGCAAGGCCGCCCCGATCACGGCCGACGACGTCGCCCGTCACCCCGGCGAACCCGACTACGACCGCGACGCCAAATAGCAGGCAGCGGTAGCTGTGATCCCGAGAGCGGTCCGCCATCCGGTGGGCCGCTCAACCGGACCACAGACCACCAGGAAGCGAGACCCCACGATGTCCCCCCGTACCCAGACCGCTGCCACGTTCGTGCTGTCCGCCATCGCCGCCGCAGCCACCACCGCTCTGCTGCTGTTCGTCGTCCTCAAAGACACCGGGTTCCTTCGAGGGACCGTCACCGAGGCCAGGGCCTGGTGCGCTGTCTCCGGCGCTCTGGCCGGCGACGAGCCTATGACGCTCGACGGGTGCGTCGATGGGTTCGAGAGCCTCGACGACGAGTATCAGGACATGCTGTGGGAGCAGGCAGCGTGATCCGGCGGCGCCGGCCGCAGCGACTCCCGCTCGGCCACGAGGCAGCCACGGTCGACTCGCTGATGGCGCAGACCGGGCTCGGCCCGCTCTATGCCACCGACCGGGTGTTCCGGGATCAGGTCGACCACATCGTGTCGACGCTGGCGCCGGCCATGGTCCGGGCGTGCGCTGACACGATCACCTGCGAGCGCCTGGCACAGGGCTTCGCTTCCCCGCCGCCCGCCACGCCCCCGGCCCCCGGCGTCCCGACCGTGCATCTCCTCGAGCCGGCGCCGCCGACGCTTCGGGAGCGGCTGGCGCTCTGGCTACAGCACTCGGGCCGCGGCCGCTAGTGCTCTCGGCCAGGCGTCCTCTACGACGTCGGGCCACCAGCTCGACGGCGGCGTCCCCGGATGCTGGACCCGCCGGGCGAAGTGCTCGCCGCCGTCGTCGGACCAGTGGAGCACCCTGGCCGAGCGGGGAACGATCGTGTGCGGCGGCGTGCCGTCGACTGTGTAGCGGGCGTGCGGGGCGACGTTGCGGGCGGTCCCGACGAAGCGTGTCCCGGCCCGGCGGGGCTGCCGGTCGAACTCGAACGAGTCCCGCAGCTTCGGGCCGCCGCTTGCACGTGGCTTGCCGTTCGGGACCCGGGGGTCGCGCTCGACGTCGGCCTCGGTCCGGGCCACGGCCACCGAGAACAGCCGGGCGGCGTAGCGCTCCACGTCCTGGGTGAGCGTCGAACGGATGGCCACGCCCCCTGTTGTAGCCGCCCCCGGACGCGGAACGGCCCGCCACCCCCGGCAGGTAAGAGGGGCAGCGGGCCGGCCGTACCTCGCAGCAGCAGCGACCTTAGACCGCTTCGGCGTGCTGGGCCTGCCGGAACTCCCACAGGCGCCGGTCGTCGTCGACCGTCTCGTCGCTGATCCGGTACGTGTCGTCGTCGGGGGCCTTGCCCTGGTAGCGGGCGCAGTGCTCGACGATCGCGTCGGAGTCGGACCACACGCCCCGGCCCTTCGCCACCACGGCGATCTCGACGTCGACGAAGTTGTGGCGGTAGCCCTCGTGGCACACCACGCCCGGCCCGTCCCAGCTGGCGCCGTGCTCGGCGATGTAGCTGCGGCGGATCAGGGGGTGCGGGGTCTGGCCGTCGGGGATCGGGCCGTACGTGTCGGTGCCGACGACGCTCACGTTCGGGCGAGCCCCAGCAGCGAGCGCCCTCGGGAGCCAGCCGGGGTGGGGTTTGACGTCGTCACCGACGAGCATGATCCACGGGGCCGGCTCCCGCGCTGCGAGCAGCGGGTACTCGCGGCACATGCGCTCCCCGTAGTTGATCTTCTGGGCGAAGCTGCCCGGCTCCCGGTCCAGGAGGACCACCGTGGGAGCGAGGGTGAACAGGCTCGCCTCGAGCTGGTGCCACGCTGCGACGGTGTCGGTGTCCCACGGGGAGGCGATGACGACGAGGCGGACGTCGCCGGGCATCGACGCCACGAGGTCCTCCATGAACGGCCGGGCTCGGTGCGGCCGGCCGAGGACGGGTAGGAGGATGTCGACCAGCGGGGCGGTCACCTGCTGCGCTCCAACGCTGTGAGGTAGATCCAGATGTGCCGGTGCCAGCGGGCATCGGCGAGGGCGTTGTGCAGCGTGCCGTCGTGGGCCGGGAGCTGGTCGTCGCTGACGCCGAGGCGGTCCATCTCCTGTTGCAGGTCGCGGCAGTAGTTCGGCCAGCCCTGCGGCTTGGCGATCATCGGGCCGAACAGCTGGCAGAGAGCGACCCAGTCGTAGCCGCTGCACCAGGACCAGAACTCGGGGACGTCCGTGCCGATGAACACGGCGAGGGCCTGGCCGATCTCGGCGTGGGGCAGCGTGTCGCCGGTGAGGTGGGGCAGCACGTTGGCCTTGACCCAGTCGTTCGCCCGGCCGAGGTCAGCGTCGGCGTTCTCGACGTACAGCTCGCGGCCGTCTTCGCAGGTGACGCCGAGAGACAGCAGGTCGATGGTGTGGCCATCCTCGATGAACTCGGTGTCGAGGAAGTAGAGCATGGACTTATCGCTCACTGGTGGTCTCCGTTGGTGGTGGCCACGAGGCGTTGCAGCACCTCGGGCAGGTCGGACAGGTCGTCGAGGCGGCGGTGCGGGGTCCCGGTCGGGTCGGGGCGGCCCTTCTCGATCCACCGCCAGATCGCCGAGCCGGGCTGACACTCGGTGTGCGAGAACGCCATGGCCTTCCGGCGGCGGCGCTCGACGTCCCCGAGCCACGTGAGGTGCCACCCACAGTCAGCGACGCCGTGCAACGGCGCAGCGGCGAGCTGGTGCAACGACGGCGGAGCGTTGCGGGCTCGGAACGCCCGGGCGTGCCACAGCGGCTCGTGGTTCTCCCACCCACCGAAGACGATGTTCCTCATCCCGAGCGCTACCTGCCGGTGGTCCCCGCAGGCGTGCCAGATCCGCTCGAGCGCTGCGGGGTCGATGAACTCGTCGACGTCGCAGGAGATCACGAGGGCGTCGGGGTCGCCCTCGGCGAGGCCGGCGAGGAAGTGCGTGGCGCCGTCGCGCTGTGCCGCTTCCCGCTCCCAGGCGGTGGCGACGTCGGGCAGCTCTACCCGGATGCTCGCGACCTTGCCGAGGCGAGCGCCACCGAACGGCGACTCGAACGGGTTGCGGTAGGGCTTGGGCTCGCCCTGGAACGTGCGGTCGCCCTCGCAGAGGATGTGGGCGACCACGCGGTGCTCCATCAGCTCGACACGGGCGGCGAGCAGGTCGGCCTCGTCGAAGTACGGCATCACCTCGTACACGGCCATCAGGCGCCGTCCTGTGCGGTCTGGCCGGCGGCGGGCTCGGCCACGACGTTCTGCGGGCGGAACGCAGCGAGGAACGCCTCGGCGCGCTCGAACCCGACGTCGTCTATCGGGCGGCCGTCCTGCTCGCCTTCGTAGCGCCACGGCTCGGTGCCGTCGCCGAGCAGGGTCCAGCCGCTGGCCGACCCGTCGTCCTCGAGCTGCAGGGCGAACGCGAACCCGCGGGGGTGGAACACCACCTTGTTGATGAGCCACAGCAGGCCCGTGCCGCGCAGGGCGGCGAAGTCGATGACGACGCCTTCCTCGAGCGTGATCTCGTCGGGGGTCTCGGCGCCCATCAGGTGCCGTCCGAGTGGGGGTGGAGGCGGAACATCGTGCCAGCGTGGCCCCAGAACCCGCCCTGTCCACCGGGCAGCGACGCGACCCGGGCGCCGTGGCGTTTGGCGACGTAGGGGAACTCGGTCTGATCGATCGAGCGGGGCCAGCGGGCCATGGCGTCCATGACGTCTCGGCCGGCGGCCATGGTCCGTTCGTTCACGCGGGTGGCCATGGTGGTGAGCTGCCAGATCGCGTCATAGGTCTCGCCGGCACCGGAGCGGGTGGCGGCGTGGCCGATGAGCTGGTCCCGGTCGTACTTGTGGGGCATCTCCCGCACGCACGCTGCGACCTGCGCTGCCATCGACGTGACCGACGGGTGCAGCCACGCGGCGTAGTCGGCGTCGCCGAGGGCCTCGACGAGCATCGCCACGTAGCCATGCGTGGTGATCTCGAACCGGCCGTCGACCCAAATGACGACGTCGCCGGGGGCGACGACCTCGGGGACAGCTTCGGCCGGGCAGAACTTCGGCCACCGCGCGGCGTGCTTCGGTTCCCACCCGTCGGCCGTGGCCACGTGGCTGATCATCGGGTACACCAGGTGGGGAAGGAACTCGGTGACGGTCTGGCCGAGGGTGGGGTCGTCGGTCACGAGCGTGAACGACGTCGGCCGGTCGGTGGCCTGCCCGACGGCCCGGTCCTGGGGCAGCATCCCCAGCAGCTTCGTGTCGTACCCGCCGTAGATCCCGGTCACCACGTGCACGCTCACCGGCCGTCGAGCGACCGCACGCACGTCCTCCCCGTACCGGGCCTCCGACACAGCCACGTCCACGAACCCGGTGATCTCGAGGACGTCGTTGAGGTCGCCGGGCACCAGGTTGGCGTAGTGCTCGTCAGGGTCCGGCTCGGGCGGGAGAGCGCGGCGACCGGAGTGCGGGGCTCGGCCCGGGCCGGCGGCGGTAACGATGAACAGCCCGCCGGGGCGCAGCGCCTTGTACGCGGTGGCCACGATCCCGGGCCAGGCCTTCGTGTGCTCGAACACCTCGCAGCACACGACGACGTCGCAGCCCTGGTGCGGTTCCCATCCCGGGTCCCACTCGGAGGCGTCGGCGACGATGTCGACGCCGGGGCCGGGGGCGATGTCGAGCGAGGTGTAGTCGGCGCCGGGGAACAGGTCACGGACCGTGCCGTTCATGTCCTGGCCGCCGATGTCGAGCACGAGCAGACCGGGGGACGGTCGGGCGTGCTGGGCGACGAAGTCGCGTGCTTCGGGGTGCATGAGCCGATGGTAGCCCGCTACCGTCCCGTGCGCGGGAGAGCCGTCGGCGCCGCACCCACACAGCACCGACGGCTCTCGCCTCCCCCTGGCCGGGGACTAGTCGTAGAGGACCGGATCGATCGCGTCCACCGCGACCTTCCGTGGTTTCTTCCCCTGCGACGGTCGGACCGTCTTCTCGACGTACTCGGCAGCGGCTGCCCGGTCCCATCGCTCCGTGGCGTTCGGGGCCGCTTCGATCCACGCAGCGATGCCCTGCGGGCCGGTGGCGTTCTTCGGGACCTCGTCGATCAGCGGCGGGATCTCTTCGGCGGGGTCAGCGGCGGCGACGTCAGCCACCGCCGCTTCCCCCTGCTGTGGGACGGGGGCCGGCTCGGGCTCGGGGCGGCCGGCATCTTGGCTGCCGGGACCATCGCCAGCCTCGACGTCGTCCGGGGCCGGGGCCTCGGGGACGACGCTGGCATCACCACCGCTGACCGGGCCGTCAGCGCCGGCCCCCTGCTGGGTATTCGTGTCGATCTCGGGGAGAGCCTCGGCGGAACGCAGCTCGGCCTCGGACAGGACGGCCTCGGTTCCGGCCTGGTCCAGCTCGGCAGCGATCGCTTCGATCTCCGGGTCGACCACGCCCGCCTGTGCGAGCCGCTCAGCCTCTGTGCCCGGTGCAGGCACCGCCTCGGCGTCGGGGCGCTCCTGCGGGGCCACAGGGGCCTCTCCGGTCTCAACAGACCTTGCGTGGCGCCGGTGCTTCGACGACGACCGGAACGGGTCATGCCCTCCCATGACTTCGGACGGTAGCCGCTCAGCACCCGCTGCCATCCGCAACAGGTTCTCGAGGCTGTCCAGCTCGGTCACCGTGGACCGGGCCAGCTTCTCGACGTGGTCCGCTTGGGCGTCCTGCGCCGAGAGGAACACCTCCCTGTCGGCCATGGCGTCGAGCCATGCCAACCACCGATCGAGCTTCCCCGCCGGGGCGTAGAGCCCGCCCGGGCCGAGGGCCTCCCGCAGACCGGGGGTGTCCGACGCGATCACGAGGCACCCGCACGCAGCGGCCTCGGCGGCGACCCGCCCGAACGACTCGTACTCGGAGGGGACGACCAGGATCCGGGTCCGGGCGTAGACGTCGCCGGTCATGTCTGTGGTCTGGGGCTGCCACTCGACGTTGCGGTGGCGGTTGCGGCGCGGGCGCAGCTGCTGCCCGTACGCCCCCTCGACGGCGAGGAACCGCAGCTTCGGGCGGGCCTCGGCCAGCTTGTAGAACAGCGGGCCGCCCTTGCCCTGGTTGGGGTTGACCAGCGTCACGAACTCCCGCTCGTCGGCCAGGTGCCCGTGGTCGTGGGGGTCGACGTGGTAGCGCTCGAGGTCGATCGGGGGGCGGACGACGACACCGGGGACGTCGCACCAGATCGGGTGCTTCTCGACGATCGAGTCGCGCAGCCACTCGGTGTTGTAGACGACGCCGGTCACGTTGTACGTCGCGAGGCGCCAGTGCTCGATCGTGAAGTCGTTGTGGAACAGGTAGATCAGCGGGATCTGCCCACGTGACGACGCCTGGACGGCGTGCTTCGTCCACAGCAGGTGCGACACGATGACGTCGGCGTCGTCGATGAGGCGGGCGACGTCGTCCTCGGGGTGCACGGCGATGCCGTCGAAGTCGACCGGGCTCCCGCCGGGGTGGGAGTGGGTGACCACCGACACGGTGTGACCGCGGTCCTGCAGGGGCCGGAGGATCCCGTGGAGCGCCATCTCGCCGCCGGCCAGGCAGCCACGCCACGGCGGGTACCGGTCGACCCACGCGACGATGCGCAGCGGCCGGTCTACGGGGATGGTGGCGGCGGTGATGCGGGGGGAAGCGGCCCGGATCCCGCGGAACGGGTCGTGAGTGTGGAGCTGCACACCCGCACGGTAGCCCGCTACCGCATCAGGCCCGATGTGTGGTGTGGCGGCGCCGGGCGCCCACCGACCCGAGCCCCATCAGGTCCGGGTTCAACACCTTCGGCGGCCGGTCCACCCCGCCCGGATTGACCATCGCTACCCAGTCGTCGACCTCGGCGATCCCCGTCATCCCCAGATCCAGCAGGACCGACGGGTCGGCCTTCGTCGCCGTGAGGTTCTCTCGGGTGATCGTCTGGAACCGGCCCGGGAGCCGGCACTTCGAGTCCCCCGCCCACGCCTTCACGTACTCGCAGGCCAGCAGCTCCACCAGCCGAGCCCCACCCGCAGGCGCCGGGCGGCCCCACGTGTAGACGACCTGCAACGTCCCCGCCTCGGTCAGCGGCTTAGCGATGTCCTGACAGCACGGCCACGTCCCACCATCGACCCGGTACAACAGGCTCGCGTCGAGGCCGGCCGGGTCCCCGAGCCGCCACGCCGACGACGGCAACACCGCCCCGTCGACCCGGACCTCGGTGACCTCGAGCACAGGCTCGGACCGGAGTCGCAGGGACGGCCAGCCGCCGCACGTGCAGTCACCGCCGCCGCAGCCCCACCCGTTGGGGCGCCACACGTCCTCACAGGCACCGGGGAACGCCCGCCCCGTGCGCACGTACAGGTAGGCGTTGGCGAGGTCGATGGCATCGGCGAGGACGTCGGGGCGGATGTCGCCCGGCTCGCACAGCGAGAACGTCTCGGGGTCACTCACCCACGCAGTGCAGGGGGAGAACTCGGCAGCCACGTGATCAGCGTAGGCGCGGGAGCGCCCCCGTCCCCTGGTGCGGGTGGCCAGGGCGGCGAGGGCGCTCCGTTCGGGCCGCTCCTGGCGGGGAGCAGACCCGGGGTGGGCACCGGCCGGCGGAGTAAAGCCAGCGCCCAGACGGAAGGGTCAGGCGGGGGCGGCCGCTCGTTCCTCGGCGATGCGGATGAACATGTCGAGGTTGTCGCGGGTGCCCTGGTCGACGTCGGGGAACCGGGCGAGGTGGTGGTCCCGGTGCATGGTGTGCCAGCGGACGGAGAACGTGCCGAGGTCGGGGCGTTGGCCGAACCCGCAGGGGCAGCCCTTGGTGGTGGTCTCCATGCCTGTGATGGTAGCGCCCTACCGTTCGGGTGGCAAGTAGTAGGTGTGGATCACCTGCGGATCAGCCGGCCTCGACAGGGACCGGGCCGGTTGCGGCGCCAAGAGCACCGCCACAGCTACGAAGGCAACGCACACAGCGACGACAGCCAGCAGCACATGGCCGCGTGGCGCCAGAGGGACTCGCATCGTTCTCTCCCAGAAGGTCCGCACGCTCACGCCGAGAACAGGCTCGGCGACCTAACGGGCGGACGGTAGCACGCTGCTACCCGCAGTCAGGGCGCGGGGGCTTCGATCGTGCGGTGCATGGGGAGCTCGAACGGCATCGTCTCAGCGAGCCCGGCTTTCGTGGCGATGATCACCCCGTCAGCGAGGCCGACCGGGAGCGGGTCGAGGTCGCCGGCAGCGAAGGTGATCACCACGTTCGGGTCTGTGGTGGCGTCGAACCCGGTGACCGTGGTGAGTTCGACGAGTGCCGGTTCGGAGCGGGTACCGAGCCGGGCGATCAGGGTCCACCCGTCGGACAGGTCCAACGCTGTGCCCTGGACCTTCCATAGGAACCCGGCCGGGGGTAGCTCGTCACCCCGGAAGTAGGGCTGTGTGCGAGGGCCGGCCACGTCAGGGATCGTAGACCCGCTGACCGGCGCCGTCGTAGACCCGCTGCGCGTCGGTGTCGTAGGCGGGTGTCCCGGCCCACGGGTCGTAGGTGCCCTGCGACGGGACGTCCGAGCTGACCCCGACACCGACAGCGACGATCGACCCCCCGCCAGCGACCACGCCGACGCCAGCGACCGACCGCCGGCCCGCCCCGACGATCGTCCCGCCGCCGGCCACGACCACCGAACCGAGCACGCCTCGAGCGCCAGCTGCGGTGACGACCCCTCCGCCGGCCACCGTGCCTGCTCCGGTGCCGGCGCCCTGGGCGACCCCGGTAGCGGCGATCACGCCTCCCCCAGCGACGACCCCGGCGCCTGTCTTGCCCGGCGCCCCAACAGCGGAGATCGACCCGCCACCAGCGACCACAGCCGCTCCGGTGCGGCCTGTGAGGCCCTGTGCTGCGATCGTGCCGGCGCCAGCCACCGTGGAGCCACCGGCCACGCCACGGGCGCCAGAGGCGACCACAGCGCCCCCGCCGGCCACGCTGCCGGCGCCGGCACGCCCAGCCGAACCCGCCCCCGTGATCAGACCGCCGCCAGCGACGAGGCCCGAGCCCGCCCGGCCAACACGGCCCGACCCGGCGAGGACCCCGCCGCCCGACACCACCGAGGCGCCGTTCACACCCCGCCGGCCGGCCCCGACGATCGTCCCGCCGCCGGCGACGACGGCCGAGCCATTCACCCCACGCCGGCCTGCGCCTGCGATGCTGCCGGCGCCGGCCACCACCGCTGTGCCGGTGACCGCCGTCCCCGACGGGACAGCGAGGATCAGGGTCACGCCGTTCGATGCGTCGTTCCCGAGGACCGACTCGTTCACCGTCGCCGTGCCGGTCGACCCCGACACGACCACGCCTTCCCGCGTAGAGAGCGCCTGTGCGATGTCGGTGGCGTCGAACGCTGCGCCGCCGTACACGAGGATCCCCTCATTGGGGGCGTTCAGGGCGTTGTCGTCGGCCGACGAGTAGATCCGGACGAGGGTCCGGTCGTTGCCGGTGTGCGTCACCGACGGCGCTGTCGCTGTCGCCGCCGCGGCGTTGGACTGCTGGCCCGACGCCACGACCGCCGAAGCGACCGACGTCCACGGCGCCGTCGCGTGTTTCGGGTTCCGGAAGATCGCGCAGGTGACGAACGCCCCGGTCGTCCCCGTCCTGGTGAACGTCGGGGTCGTGTCGTCGGTCTGCCCGCCGAGACCCCAGACCTTCCCCCACACGTACGTGCGGAGGCTGTTCCCCGAGGCCAGCTCGATCTGTGACCAGCCCTCACCGGCGGGCGGGCTGATCGTGTCCGACGTCGACCGGACCGTCCCCTCAGCGAGGACCAGGTCCCCGGCTGCCGGGGTGACCGGCAGCGCCGGCGTCATGCTCGCCCCGGTCGACCTCGCGGTCTGCGCTGACCAGTCGACCAGGAACGGCCACGCCAGATCCGTCATCGGCCCGGCGACGAAGTTGTCGGTCCGCACAACGTCGGTGCCGACGTTGTTGTATCCGTTCATTCCGCCGCGCTGGCCGTCGGTGATGTTCGTGTCCTGCAACAGGTTCACGATCACGCCGTTGACCTTGAACCGGAACGTCCGGCCCACAGCCTCGAGGCGGATCGTGTCACCCGCAGCGATCGGCGTGGTGAACGTCCCGATCTGGGTTTCGGCACCGGCGTTGATACGCCAGAACGAACACGAGTCGTTGAGGTTGGTCGGGAATTGATAGCTGGTGTTCGCCGCTGCCCGCATCCGCACCGCGGGGCCGGTGTTGGACGACCCGCTGGTCTGCGTGGAATTGGTGACGACCTCGGCGTACATATCGCTCGAGCCGACGTCGGTGTCGTACCGGGCGTAATAGCCGGTCCCGCCGTCGTCGTCGTTGCACTCGGCCTGATTCGAGACGACCGCCCAGCCACCGACAAGGGCGGTCCACGCGGCGCCGAGCGTCCCAGCGTCGGCCCGGTTGAAGTTATCGGAGACAGTGACCACGGGGGCCTCCCCGCCTCCGGCCTACGAGGCGACGGTCAGGGTGAGGTCGAGATCACCGATCGGGATGGTGAACGTGTCACCCACGAGGACGGCGTTGGCGGTCATCAGACCCGACCCCTGGAACGTCCCGGCCGTCGACGCTGTCCACAGCGAGAGATGCGTGTAGTCCTCGCCCGTGTCGACCTCACCGGACGTCCACGACAGAGCGACCGTGTTCGACGCCGCCCCGCCCGACGCCGAGCCTCGGGTCACCTGCTTGCGGGTGTCGTTCCCGGCGACGTTGGCGGTGCCCGCCGCTCCGGGGTCGCCGACGTGGAGCTGCACCCACAGCGTGGGGAGTCCGTCCAACCACCCGTTGGCTACCGCTGCAGCAAATCCGACGGCCATGGGCACATCCTATGGCGCCACGCGGCGTGGCCGCCTGCTCCCCTCACCCGACGGGAACAGACGGCCACGTTTCCCCCATCTCTGGGACCCCGCTGCCCAGAGGACTAGGCCACCGCCTGGTAGCCGCACGCCCCGGTGGGGATCTCGTCGTCGAGCGCCCACGCGTACACCCGGTCCGAGATGTTCGCGGGGAACGGGTCGTCCGGGAGCCCGGTGCCGATCTGCGGGTTCTTCTCCCCCACACCCGTCAGCGGGATCGTCGAGAACGAGTCGCCGGCCATGCTCACCTCGCCGAGCTGCCACGTCGTTTTCGGGAAGATGTGCCGGTACCACGCCGGCGCCCCGAGGTAGGTGAGCCGGGACTCGCCGTTCCAGGCGATCGACCACGTCTCGAGGGCGATGCCGTTGGTGTTGATGTCCGACTCGTCGGCGGCCATGTAGCCGATGGTCCCGTACGTGCCGTTCGTGATCACGGTGCCGCCGAGCAGCATCTCGATCATCTCGGCGTCGAGCTTGCACAGGTCCATCGTCAGCGCCACCGAGTCAGCGGGCCGCGGGGGGCCGTTGTAGACGGCGCAGTTCTCGCCGCCGCCGTCGGCCTGCTCGATCCGCACACGGTCCGGGCGGGTCTCGCTGTAGCTCACGACGATGGGGCGGGTGTGCTCGTAGAGCGAGTCCGCTCCGACGAGAGGTTCGCCGACGTCGTCGAGGCGGATGATGCGGGCGTGCCACACCTGCAGAAGGCTGGCGCACGTTGCGTTGGCCATGTCGGGGTTCTCCTGTTCCTGGTCAGGGGGAGGTCGTCGCCACTTCGGCGGCAACCTTGCAGCAGGGCGACACGTACACCAGCGACGGTTGTGTGACCCAGGTCGTGATCGTGTTCTGCGCGCGGTCGGTCTGCTCGACAGCGTCGCCTTCGGGAGTGGCCTGCCCGCGGATCTGGAACATCGGGCCGGTGCCGTACACGAACGACGTGAGCCCGGCGTACCCGGACCCGGCGACGACGACGTTGTCGTTCGCCGTCACCAGCAGCTGACCCTCGGCGTGGAGCAGGTTCTCGGCGTCCCACAGGGCGACGACAGCCGGGGTGGCGTGGATCGTCCCCCGCTGCCCGTGGAGGCACAGCGCCATGGACTGTTCGAGCGCTGAGAGGGCGTAGGCGGGCGGCTCGGGGCCGGTGGTGGCGTCGATGACGTCGATCCACCCGTCCGAGCTGGTGAGGATCGGGTTCGGGACGCCGCCTTGCGACGACGCCACGCCCTGTGCCAGCTCGGCCTCGGCCTGATGCGACGCCGTAGCGGTCAGGACCGCACGGGCTCGGCGCTCACGCTCGGGCCGGTCGTAGCCGCCCATCGTCGAGCACTCGTACACGCCCCGAAGCATGATCGGGTACCAGACCGCAGGGCCGGGCGGGCCGGCGGGGTCGCCGGAGTCGTCGGTCTCGCAGACCGTCCACGGCAATGGGACGGGGACGGCGCAGGACTCCGGGGAGAACGTGACCCCATTGAGCCAGTCCGTCGGGATCTCCGCCGGGGTGGTGGCCACCGACAGGAGGCCACGCCGGCCGGGGATGATCGGCGGCGGGTTGATGAGAGCAGGGGGCACGGTGGATCTCCTTCCCGTCGACCGTGGTGGCCCGGCCCGTGCGACCGGGCCACCTCGGCGTCAGGTCAGGTGTAGCTCGCGCACTTGCCGTCGGGGTCGGCGAACCCGTAGACGGCGCCCGACGGGCACAGGGTGATCCGGCCGGTGCGGGCGTCGGACTTGGCGCCCTGGCGGTACACGCCCTCGAACGTCTCCATGAACGTCATGGCGTCGTTCTGCCGGATCAGGGTGGCGTCGCGGACAACACCGAAGTCCTCGGTGCCCTCGTCGAGGTGCAGCGCCCAGCCCTCGGGGTAGAGGGCGAAGGGGACCGTGGTCGGGTAGTTGGCCGCCTCGGTGTTGTCGCCCTGGGCGCCGGGGATCTCGATGTCCGGGGACCAGGTGACGTTGATGTTCCGGGCGGCCAGCGCAGCGTTGAGGATCTGCTCGGCCCTGACGAGGTTGTCGTCGTTGCTCTCACCGTGGGCCGACACGGCGATGTCCTCGGCGACGATGTCGAGGACGGTGTCGGAGGTGACGAGCCGGAACGGGAACGACCGCAGCTCGCGGTTGCGCTTCCGGACGTGCCAGGCCAGCCGGGCCACGTAGTTGACGAAGTCGCGGGTCGCCGACAGCTCCGTGTTGACCGTCGAAACCGGGGTCGCCTTCGCGACGATCGCGGTGAACAGCTGCTGCTCGGCGAGCTGGGCGTGCGCCACCCGGGCCAGCTCGGTCCACGCTGACGTCCACTCGCCGTAGCTGCGGGCCAGCATGTTGCCGTACAGCAGCGACGACGTGATCGCCTGGACCTCGCCGGTCTCTTCGGCGCCACACGTCACCCGCAGGATGTTCTTCACGACCTCGGGATCGGACACCGCGTCGATGTCGTCCTCTTCGGTCCACACGCCGGCCGAGCCCGCCAGGGCCTGCAGGCGGGGCGGGACCATGCCCACGACCCGGCCGCGCGACGCCTGGAAGTTCACGAGGGCGGTGTCGCGGATGGGGCGGGCGGTGTCGCCGAGGGTGTTCACCGTGTAGATGGGCTGCGCCGGGGCGCAGAACCCGCCGGCGGCGACCTGCGTGTTGGCCTGCCGCGTCCCCCGGGCGATCGCTTCCTGCACCAGCTCGGCCATGCGGTCGGAGCCGACGAAGCGGCCACGGGCGTCGACGAGGCGGCGGTCGTCGGAGAAGTTCCCGTGGACCGAACCGACCCGGACGTTCTCCCGGCCGACGATCGCACCCGACCCGGCGAACGACTCGAGCGCCTCGGTGATCGCCCGGTCGAGGTCCGACATGGTCGGCTCGTGGCCACGGGGGACGGCGGGGATGCGGCCGGCGGCGAAGCTGATCCGGTTGGTCGGCTCGTTGGACGCCGAAGCCGGGACCCGGTTGCGGTTCGAGCTGCCGGTGCGGCGGGCCAGGGCGGCCAGCTCGGAACGGGAGCGGCTGCGGGCGGCACCGGCGAGGACGGGCTCGGGGGTCTCCGCCTCGGCCTCGGCGCCGTCGGTCTCGTCGGCGTCGTCCTCGCTGTCGGTCTCGTCGCCGTCGGTGTCGTCGCCGTCGGCGTCGGTCTCGTCGGTGGCGTCGTCGGTCTCGCCACGCAGCCGGGCACGCGCAGCCTCGAGGGCGGCGTCTTCCTGCTCGGCCAGCTCGGTCCGGACGGCGATCTCGCTGCTGGCCTCGACGACCACGTCGGCGGCGGCCTCGATGAGGGCCAGGCCGGCGGTGTTGTCCTCGGCCAGCAGGGTCAGGCCATCGGCCAGCGCCTGCAGCTCGTCGTCGGACAGGGCCTCGACACCGTCGGGCCACGTCATCGCGGCGGGGGCGTCGCCCTCGGTCTCGGGGACGGTGCCGGCGGCGAACCGCTCGGCCAGGGCCAGGAGGTCGGCGTCAGCGCCGAAGGCCTCGAGCAGTTCGACAAGGGTGGGATCCACGGTCTGTGGCCTCCATCGGAACAGGCACCCCGACTACCGGGGTGGTGCGGGTCTGAGTCGGGGGGCCTTAGAGACCTATGTGATCCGGCCGGTGGCCTTAGAGACCGTGGGCCTGACGCCCACAGTATGCACCTGCTACCGGATGTGCTCAACAAGTGCAGCAGCACCGACCAGCGAGGGCCGGTGCTGCTACCACCACAAGGGAGGGCCGGCAGACCACCCGGCCGGCTCTCGGGACACCACCGCCGTTGGGTGTCAGGGCGGGACGATACCGCAGCGCCGGAGCGCTTCCCTGTCGAGGTCGTCGAGGATCCCCTCGGTCGTCCACCGGAACACCCGGGCGTAGATGTGGCCCTTCTGGATCCCGGCGATCTCGAGGCGGCGGCCGGCGGCGAGGCGGGCTTGGGCCATGCGGGCTCGCCCGGCCCAGTCCTCATCGGTCCACGTGGCCATGGCGAGCGCCGCTCGTTGGCGTGCCGCTGTGTCGGGGCGTGACCTACGCATCGGTGGGGTAGCGGCCTCGGCGGATCCCGTGGACGGGGGCGGGGCGGCGCTTGATCAGCACGCAGGCGGGCCAGGAGATCCGGATGGCCGGCGCGGGGACACCGGGGCCGGTGGGTGCGGCGCAGCGCCACACGTCGGACGCTCGGGCGTGGGCGCAGTCGCCGCAGCACACCCCGACGGAGGCACGGTCGGTGACCCGCAGCAGGCAGCGGCCGGTGGCCGGGGACTTCCCGGTGGCGATCGTGGCCCGGGCGCGAGCCGCTGCTGTCCGCCGGGCCGGTTCGGGTACGGGGAACAGCGTCGGCTCGGCCATTGGGGTCACCAGGTGTAGGGGTTGAGCGGGGTCCACCACGAGGCGTCGATGGTGCCGTCGCCGTCGTAGTCGGCGATGGTCACGTGGTAGTAGTGCAACCGGCTGATGCCGTTGGGGTAGGCGCCCTCGTAGGCGAGGCAGCGGGCGGTCACCATGCCGTCGTTCATGGCGTACCAGTAGGACCCGCCGGGGTGCTCGCGGTCGGCGGTCGGGTGTGGTTGGTAGCGGTTGCACCAGTGGCTGGCGTTCGGGCCGGCCGACGCCGGGGCCGGCCACGCCACAACGGCGGCGATGGTGAGGGCGGCGGCGAGCTGGCGGAGTCGGGTCATGTGGTTCCTCCTGTTGGGCGGGCTCGGATCTCGAGGCCTCGGGCGTCCAGCTCCCGGGCGAGGGCGTCGGCGAAGCGGCCGGCGGCGGTCGGGTTGGCCCCGTCGGACATGCCGGCGGCGGCGGTGACGATGTCCCGGAGGACGTTCTCGCCGACGGTGAAGGCAGCCCAGAACTCGGCGATCTCAGCGCTCAGGTCGTCGTCGGTGGGGCTGGGGCGGGCAGGCTCGGTGAGGTCGAGCTTGTGGTCTTCGCCGTCGTGGACGGATGGAAGCTGGCACTGTCGGCCGAGCGACATGAACCCGCAGCGGCTGGGGCGGGCAGACAGCAGAGCCCGGAGCGCTTCGTGGCTGTCGGCCAGCAGGGACAGGGCTTGCCCCGCGGCCCGGTGCCCGGGACCGGCCTGACGGATGCGGGCGACCTCTTCCGGGTCGAGGATCTCCGTCGTGGCAGACCTAGCTCGCTCAGCCCACGTCTCGGCGACCTGCTGTCGGGTGGGGCCGGGTACCGGCTGGGTGGGGTCAGGCACCGGCGTAGTCCGGGTCGATGTCACAACCTGCCCAGCTCAGACCTAGGGCGGCGCAGGCGTCACGGCTGGCGGCACTTCCCGCGAACGGGTCGAGCACCAGTTCACCGGGTAGACATATCCGCCCGAGGATGTGGTGGAACACCTCAACGGGCTTGGCGTACGGATGGCCACCACGGGGCTTGTTGGCAGTGACCACGTTGGGAATGGCGGACCGATCGGGGACTCTCGGGTTGCCTGCCGAGAGCACAAGGATCGGATCCCAAGCCGAGCGGAACAGGCCGCCCGTACCTATCTGGGTCTTTGTCCAGGCGACACAGGCGGCTGAGCGAAGGCCATGGAGGCTGGCGAGGTAGGCGAGGTCGCTCATGCGCCGCCAGTCGGAGAACACGACGGCGCAGCAGCCCGGAGCGAGCACCCGGCGGGTATGTGCCATGGCTTGGCCCATCAGACGGAACGGCCCATAGACACTTCCGGCGGCACCGTCCTCACGTGATCGGTAGCTCGACGCCGTGCGCACGCTGTATGGGGGGTCCAGGATGATCGCCTGGGCGGAGCTGGCGAGCTGGTCGCCCAGCCAGGCGACGGCCTCCGCTCGGACCACGGGCGCTAGGTCGATCTCGTCAGCGAGAACGTCTTCCGGGGTCGGCTCAGGGCTGGCCATCGCCGGCCACCTCCGTCGGCTGGTCGGCCCACACCCTGACCGGGGTCATCGTGAGGGCGCGACCGACGCTCTGGCAGCCGGTGCAGCCAGGGCCGTGGACCATGCGGACGCCGCAGTCCTCGCTCGGCGGGTCGGTGGCCCGGACGACACGCACACGGTCCCCGTAGATCACGGCCTTCTCGGCGTCGGTCATCGGCGCCTCTTCGATCTCGGAAGCACCGTCGGGGAGCGTCCAGTTGCCGGCGCCGTCCTGGAGCCGGAACCACCGGCCCTTGCGTCCTTTGGAACTGGCGGGGCGGACGTACTCCCACCCGTCGTTGATGCGGTCCACGATCGACAGGACGTCGTCGTTGGTGGGTTGGGCTCGGGCGGCCAACGCATCGGAACGAGCGTCGAGGACGGCCTTGATCTCAGGGATCGTCAAGACGTGGTTGTCGGGGTCCTTCTCGACACGCTTCGCCTTGACGGCGTTGTAGAGCTGGGTGGCGGTCGGCTCGGTCATCGCTGGACCTCGGTCTGCGTGCGGGTGCTCTGGCGGATGATGCGGGTGGCGGCACGGCAGGCCATGCACCCGTCGTAGGCGTGCCACGGGGGGATGTCGTCAGTGGTGGCCGCGCCGTCCTCGGCATCGAGGAGTGCTTGGGCGGCCGCGGTGGTCGGGTCGCGGGTCGGCTGAGCTACGGGGAGGCCTTCGATCCAGGCGTGGCCGCGGCTGTGCTCGACGCAGCACCACTCGGTGTTGCCGGTGTTGGTGAGGCGGTAGAGGCCGGCGACCTCGGCGGTGCAGGCCGTGCGCCAGCAGGTAGGTAGATCAGCCATCTTTCACCGTCTCCGGGTCGGGCTTGTGGCCGCCGAGAGGCACCTCGGGTTTCGGGCAGATCGTCTTGCCGTTGAGGTCACGCCACTTCGGGTGCTCGTCCGAGCTGCGGACCGTCTTGTCGCAGTTCTCGCACTTGCCGCTTTTGAGAGGCCGGTCAGCCACAGCTGCCGCCGTTCGTTGTGGTGGTCACACCTTGAACGGTAGCACGCTACCGACGCGTGGGGTAGGGGGACGCGGAACGGCCCCGGTCCCCGCATGTCGGGGCCGGGGCCGTCCGGTCAGGGGGGGCTGGTGCTACCGGCCCACGAGACGCCGTCGAGTGGCCACGACCAGCACGCCGCCGGCGGCGACGAGGGCGAGGCCGACGGCGATCATCGGGCCGGTGTCGTTGCCGGTGCGGGGCAGCGACCGGGCGCCAGTGGGGGCGGCGGCGAAGTCAGCGCCGACGGTGGTGTCGGTCAACGGCGCCGCGGTGGTGACGGTGGTCGGGGGTTCCTCGGTCGTCGGGATCTCGGTCGTCGGCGGCACGGTGGTGGCCGGCAAGGTGGTTGGGGTGGGCTCGGTCGTGCTCGTCGTCGTCTCGGGCACGGTCGACGTGGTCGTCTCCGGGACCGTCGTCGAGGTCGTGGTCGTCGGGGCGGTCGCGCACACGCAGCGGCCGTGCTTGTCGGTCTCGCCCTCGAGCGGCGGGGTGACGTCGTCGCCGTCGTGGTCGAACGAGCACCAGCGGCCGGCGGGGACGTCGTCGCTGGACTCGCCCTCGCAGTCGACGTCCTGGTGGCTACACGGCTTCGTGAGGGTCTGCGGGGCCGGGTCGGCCGACGCCGAGGCCGTGAAACCGACAGCGGCCGTAGCGGCGAGCGCTACGGCCGTGACGGCACGGAGGATGTTGAATCGCTTCATGGCGCCCGATGGTAGCGGGCTACCGCCGTTGGCGTAGACGGTCCCTTGCCCTTTCGGTACCGGCCGTGCGGAGCCGGCGCCGGGCCGGGGCGGTGACGGTGCGCTGCAGCTCGTCGAGCTGGGCGGCGAGACGGGCGAACTCGGTGGCGGTCTCGGACCCGACGACCTGTCCGGGGGTGAGCGCCCCGGCTGCGACGATCGCTCGGGGCCGGCCGTTGCGGTCGAACCGGGCGGCCGGGTACCCGGGGTGGTTGACCTGGTGCACGGCGATCAGCTCGGACCCGGTGCCGATGCCACGCCAGTCGCCGGACGGGACGCTCCCGCGGATCGTGCGGAGCTGCGTGGCGGTGAGCCCGGGCCGGGCGGCGCCGCACGCCCACCCGCCGAAGCGGCCCTCGGTGATGCGGACGTCGGCCCACGCGGTGGCGACGTCGTCGTAGTGCTCGCGGGCGGGGACGGCCTCGAGGTTCTCATCCGCGTGGCCGCCGCCGATGGTGAGGACGCCTGTGGCGATCCTCTGGCCTTCTCCGGTCACCACGTAGCCCGTGTGGAACCACGGCATCCCAGGCGACGAGCGGGGCGCACGGAGGCACTGGCCGGCCTGTGAGGCGGTGTGGCAGCCACCGGACCACACGTGCCCGTACACGCGGCCGTCGTCGCCGACGTGGAGCGGGGTGTGTTCGTCGGGCTCGGGCATCTCGAACCACTCGGCCGGCGGGGCCGCCACGGTGGCGGCGGAAGCGACGAGCGTGCGGCGCAGGTCGTCGACCACCGCAGCGGCGACGGGCCGCTCGGGGCTGGCCAGGGGCGGGGCGGAGCTGGCGGCCACAGCCTCGGGCTCGGTCGCCTCGGCGGCTTCCGGTTCCTCGACCGGCTCGGCGGTCGCGGTGTCGAGGCCGGCCATCTGGGCACGGTCGAACGCCGGCATGTCGACCATCGTCGCCCCACGCACGCGGGCGGACACGAGCCGCTCGAGGATCTCGTCGGACGCGAACACGAACCAGATGTCGCCGTCGTCGATGTCGGGGTCCCCGGCGGCGGCGGTGACGTTGCGGGGGCGTTGCGCTGCGAAGGGGGAGCTACCCAGCCGGAAGTTGTACGACGGGTAGTGGGCGAGCGCCCGGCGGCCGGTGGTGGCCATGCCGGCGTCGTCGAGGGGCTCGCCGTGCTCGTCGAACATGGTGTCGACGATCTCGACGGTCACGTCGTCCAGGTCGACCGACACGCCGACAGGGACGCCCGAGTCGATGAGGCGTGCGGCTTCGGCGCCGCCGGGGATCTCGTCGTCGACCCAGCCCGAGGCGAGCAGGTTGTCACCGTCGACCCGCCATGAGGTGATGGCACCGGAGGTGACAGCGCCGAGATGCATCCCCCAGTCCTCGGACGCGAGGCGGAGGGGCTGGTCGCCGGAGGGGAAGCGCAGGGCGGTGGGGGTGATCAGACGGCCGTCGCCCGTCTGCACGCCCACCTGGGCGAACACCCTGTCTGTGAACGTACGTCGTGCCATCGGGGATCAGCCTTCCGTGATCGGGATGAGGACCGGAGTCGTTGAGCATTTGCAGCCGGCGTGGTCGCCGGGGAACAGGTAGGCGAACACCGGGAACGGCGCTGTGTTGAGCAGCTTGTCGTCGTGCCAGTCGGTGAACGTCTCACCGTCGAGAGCGAGGTGCGACTCGAGCGGGTCGGTGATCAGGGAGTGGTGCCACAGCCAGCCCGACACGCTGTAGCCGGCGATCCGCAGCGCCCGTTGTGCCTGCGGGCCTGTGGCCAGCATCCCGGCGGTGCTGCCCGGGCCGATCTCACCGGCGAGCCCGGACGGTGGGGTACCCGGCGAGGTGACACCGCCGGTAGTGGCGAGGGCCTGGCGGACGATCCCGGCCGGGACCAGGACCAGAGCGTCGGACTCCCCGTCCGGTGTCGCAGCGAACGGGTCCATGGTGCGGGCCACAGCGAGAGCGATCATCGCGGCGATCAGGCGGCCACGGCCCGACGTCGACCGGTCGTCCTGCCCGGCGGTGACCTCGTCAGCGACACGGTCGGCCTGGTCCGGGGCGGCACGGGTGATGGCGTCGGAGGTAGCGACGAACGCCGCGGGCACCCACGCATCCCAGCGGCCGGCGAGCTGCTCGAATTGGTCGGCGGCCAGCGCCTCGAGGTCGGGGAGCGGCAGGCCGGCCTGGATCAGGGCGTGAGCGACCTGATCAGCGGGAACGCCCTTCACCGCCTCCGCCGCGGCAGGGTTGCCCTGCGCCTGCGTGCGGAGCCGGTTCCCGATCACCCGGAGAGCGTTGGTGAGGTTCTCGCTCGCTGCCATCAGCAGCCTGTCGAGCAGCTCACGGTCGATCGACCCGAGCCGCTCACCCAGGCCCGGGGCGAGGTTCTGCCGGTCAGCGAACCGAGGGGTCGTGGCGTGAGCGTTGAGCTGCCGAGCGACCAGGCCCGGCGCCGACCGCAGGCCCCGCAGGCGGGCTCGGGCGTCAGCGAGCGCAGCGTCGGACGCCCCGAACACCCCAGCGATGCCCCGAGCGGCGGCCGAATCGGGCTGCGTATCGTCCGGAATCGGCTCCGAAACGCCGGAATTATCGATTTCTGAATCGTTTTTCGAATCGTTTATCACGTCGTTTTCGGCGTTCGCTTGCGCCTCGGCGACCTCGGCCATGCCGTCGATGGCGTCCGGGAACAGCCCCGTCTCTTCCAGCATGGGGGCGGTGAGCGTCGCAGCGCCGATCGACCTCGTGAGCGCCAGACGCATCAGCATCTCGGCCTCGTCGGGTGCCTCGTCCTCACCGAACGCGAGGTGTTCACGCAGGGCATCCCACGAGATCGCCCACCGATCGAACGCGTCCAGGGCGTCCTTCGACCGGTTCGGTCGCACCACCAGCGCCGACGGGTTGATCGCCACCGTCAGCCGCCGGATGAACGGCACAGCAGCCGGCCCGAACAGCTCGAGCAGACCCGGACGCAGCAGCTCGCTCGTTATCGCGTTCGCGAAAATCAAAGCGTCGGGTTCTATGTGGGACTTGTATGTCGAATCTTCGATTTGCCAGGCGGTCCAGTGGTTGACGTCGGCGACGCCGGTGATGACTTCGACGGGGACGTCGAGGCCGTGGGCGAGGCGCTTGACGAGGAAGGTGATGCGTTCGATCGCCTTGTCGTCGAGCTTGCGGGAGATGTCGATGGGGAAGATGGCGTCGCGGGCGGGGACGGAGTTGGTGCCGCGGCCGAAGGATGCGGGGCCTCGGACGATTTGGGGGGCGACGGCTGCGGGGCTTGAGTCGTCGGTGATGGCTGAGACGAGGCTGGTGACGAGGTTCTGTTCCCAGAGGGTGGGGGTGCCATCGGCTTTGGGGGGGTCGCCGATCTCGTTGGCGACGTAGAAGATGGGGGCGGCGGTGCGGGACTTGCCGACGGCTCTCATCTGGCGGGCGTAGATGAGGATTTCTTCGGCGGTGCCGAGGACGGCGCGCATGTTGGCGTCGGCGAGGTCGGGCCAGCGGGCGTGGCGGCGCCAGACGCGGATGGTGGCGGCGTCGGTGAGGTCTTCGGGGGTGCCGCCGGGGCGGGTGCGGACGGCGACGGCGTTGCCTGTGGTGCCGCGGACCATGTTGGACTCCGAGTAGAGAGTCCAGTTTTCGCCGGTGTCGGCGAGTAGGTCGGGGCGGCCGATGAGGTAGGACTCGCCGGAGATGGTGGCGATGCCTCCCCATTGGCCGAGCAGCTCGGCTTGCTGGTCGGGGGAGCCGAGGCGTTCCAGCTCGGCTACGGCCGCTTGGGCGATCTCGGCGGGGATGTCGGTGGTGTCTTCGACGGGGGTCGGGGCGGTGCCTGGGGCGGCGGTGAACCCGACGTAGAGGGCGAGGCGGCGCATCAGGGCTGAGCGGAACCCTGCGGCGAACTTGACCTCTTCGATCTCGTCGTTGTACTCCCACGCTTCCTTCTGCCAGGAGTTGCTGCCGGCGGTGGCGCGGCGGCGGGCGTGGTCGTCGGTGAGGTTGACGCGGGCGGCGGCGTAGGCCCCGGTGGGCTGGCCGCGGCGGAAGTCTTCGACTACGGCCAGTCCGCTCGGGGTCTCTCGCACGATCGCAGGTTACTCCCGTGCCTGGTAACGGCCGCTGGTAGTGGTCGTGCGCGGCACCGCCGCTTGCCTGCGGGGACGGGGTGCAGGTCAAGCGGCGGTGGCCGGGGATGTGCCAGGGGTGATGGTAGCGAGCTGCCGGGGTTCAGCCCGATGCCCGCTGGCGGCGCCTGCGGGCGGTCCGGGCGGCGTTCTCCTGGGCTCGCTGTCGAGGACCGAGCGACTCCCGGCGGGCTCGTTCCCGCTCGGTCCTGCAACGGCGGCACGCCGGCTGTGGCTTCCCGCTCTTGGCGGCCTTACGGATGTAGACGTTCGCCGGGTCCGTCATGTCGTGCCCCGCGTGGCATGTGGAGGACCGGTGGTGGTCGGGGCCGTGGTTGGTCGCCGTGGTTGCGATGAGGTGGGCGGGATTACAGAACGGTCGGTTCCGGC